GACCCAAGCTCAGCGACCCGGCTGAGTGAGGGCCACAACTGAAACAAGAGCGTAACAGCCGGGTTCGCTGCAGCGCATGGTTAGACCTATGACACTAGAGCTAATGACGGAAGATGAACGCTCACTGCTGCTATTTCTTGAGTCCCGTGCCGTGGACCAAGCCGGGCGGGTGAAGACGATCCACATGAACGCCGACGACATGGAGATCGCTGAGCAATGGAATCGTGATGGCTTCGTGAAATTCGGTCGCATTGCCAGCGAGGACCTGAACGAGTTCGGAACTCACTGGTGTCATTTAAGCGACGAGGCGTGGGGCTTCGCAGCCGCCGAACGGAAAGCCCGCGCAGGACGCACATGGGCGAAACGCGACTGGAAAACCACCGAAGAAAAGAGGGCGCACGCGGTATAGGTCTAACGATGTGAGATGAGCCACAGCCCGAAAATCCCAAATTACTGGATCGTCGCCGCACTCGCTCAAAAGGAGCGGGGCCAGGCTGTTGGTTCTCCATCGAATGGTTCGGCGGCGACGACCAAAACCCATTGGGCCTGTGCCTGCGTAAAGCGAGATCGCGATGGGAAACTTAGTGCCATCAAACTGCATTCCCAACGGCACGTGTGGTGTCCGACCTGCGGGGCTAAGCGGCCTAAGCGATGAATACAAACTTTGAAACACACTGGGAGATGTTCCTGTTGACACCAGCTATCGGCATCACGTGCGGCAAATGCTCAGATCCAGACTGTGACGCTTCTCACTGGCGCGTCAATCTGAGCTGGTTCTTTTGGACGGCGGAGGTCGCATGGTAAACCGCGCAGAGCCGCCGAACAGTGTTTAACACGTGTTCGTTTAATTCTTCCTCCTTGCAAGCCAGCGCGCTGGCTCTATGCTATGGGGCAGCATGGCTGCAATTCTTCCATCTGCCCTTAACTGCTGCGTCACCCAGTTTTGTTCCGCGCCAACGATAGTTTCCGTACCGGGTCCGGCTGGACCACCGGGACCCCAGGGGGAAAGTTCATCGGGTGAAACTGCGGGGTGGTTTCTTAAACCAAACTTGGCAGCGGCTACTGCTATTCCGGCTTCTAGCATCAACACTTTTATGGTGATGCTGGGACAGGTTGTGCCGGGAGACGGTTTTGGAGCGCAGTTTTTTTATGACCCATTGTCCATTGCAATTGATAACTACGATCATTCAAATATCAGCCTAGGAGGGTCTGTAATTAACCCGGCTGGAAATTCAGGGCCAGGTCGATGGCATCGGCTAATTTAGTGAATGGTCATCGACAAAAATCTGGTTAAGGATGGGATTCGTGCTGTTCCAAGAGGTGTCAACTCAGGTACTGATCCGGCAACACTCTCAAGGGAGTATGTTGCCTTTGCTGTGAATACGAGTTGCCGTGGCGGGTACATCAAAACCCGGCCCGGATACAAGAAGCTCGAAATAGACTATGGCGGCAATGAATCTCTTCAGGATGGCCTGTTCCAGGGGGCTTCAACATTCAAGGGCCGGGAACAGGAAACCTGCATCGTAGCCCTGATCTCCGGGGTACTGTTCCGCTATGACCTAGGCGGCAGCCCTAATACCGTTTCAAACATCGCTTCTCAAGTTCTGATCGGTGGAAATCCGGTCTTCGACAACAATTCAGCCCAGGAACGCCAAGCCTGGATGCTCGATGCCGAGGGGTTCCTGATCGTGCAGAATGGTTTGGAACGCCCGCTGATTTATGATGGCGTATCTACGCGCCGGGCCGGGGATGGCGAGATCCGGGTTGGCTGCATGATGGAGTACTCTAATGGCCGAATCTGGGTAGTCAGGCCAGATCGAACGAGCTTCGCGGCTGGAGATATTGTTTATGGGCCAAGCGGGACCGTGGCTTACAACTTCCGGGACGCGATTCTCAAAACAACCGAGAACGAATTCCTGAATGAAGGCGGGGATTTTACGATCCCCATGAACGCAGGCCGGATCAATGCCATCAGGAACATCTCGATCTTAGATACCTCGATGGGGCAGGGACCGCTCCAGGTGCTGACAGATCGGGCTACTTTCTCAGTCAATGCACCGGCTGATCGTACTATCTGGAAGGATCTCACCTATCCGATTCAGACGGTGAGCTTGATAGGCAATGGTGCTCTGTCCCAGGATGGAACGGTCAGCATCAATGGTGACATCTGGTATCGGGCCAAGGATGGGATCAGGAGCTTGGTAATCGGACTGAGATCTTTCAATGAGCTTGGGAATGTGCCAATGAGCCGGGAGATGAACCGAGTGATCGAGGCCGATGACAAGCGGCTTCTTGGATACGACAGCGCGATTGTGTTTGAGAATCGTCAACTCAGGACTTGTTCCCCAGCAAATTCATTTTTACATGGGACTTATCACCGGGGATTGATCGCATTAGACTTTGATATTGCTTCTTCGATGGCCGGGCGACAAGCACCAGCATACGATGGCCTGTGGACGGGTGTACGGATTCTAAAACTGCTAGGGGGAAATTTTGGCGGCGTGGACCGGGCTTTTGCTTTTGTTCTCTCGGCATCAGACAAGATAGAGCTATGGGAGATTACAGCCAATGATTTGTTCGATAATATGTCCAGAAGAATTGAATCTTTCATTGAAACCCCGGCCTTGTTCGATGGGCTCAATATGCGGGAGCTATTCGGGGGTGAGATCTGGATTGATGAGTTATCGGGCAGGACAGATTTCGATCTCAAGTGGAGACCAGACCAGTACGCGGGCTGGTTTGATTGGCATTCATGGTCGGAATGCGCCAACTACCAGAGTTGTACGCTGACTAACTGTGAGCCGATTCCCAATCTTCAGAAGCAGTACCGATCCAAGATGCGATTGCCCAAGCCACCAGAGGGGTGTTCGGTCGAGGACAACAGACCAGCTAATAAAGCGTTCCTGTTCCAGTTGCGACTGGCCTGGACAGGCTCAAATCGGATCAGGGGTGTGGCAGCCCATACCTGGACGATTGATGAGGAGCCTTATGGCGAGTGTCGATTAGAAAGCCCATGTATTTCTAGCAATGTCTGCCCGACACCTGTATTCTCGTACTCAGCAGAGACCTAAATGCAAGCTCCACTCGTAGCTGGTAGCCTCCCGCTAGCCTATTGCTGGCCTTCCAACCCGCAGCAATTTGCCAATGATCTGTTCTCCATAAGCTATGCCAATGTTGCGGATAATGTGACCGGGGTGGTCTATGGATCAACCAATCCTGGCTCTGGATTCAAACTGTGGTTCCATTCCGGGAGAGGCAGGCTTTATGAATTCAATGACGGAATTTGGAGATCTCTTTATCCCTGGCCGGCTGATCCTGGAATCAAACAATGGGTTGAGCTGACCGAGCCACAGATTGCAGCTCTGCATAATGATGGTGCGGGAATAAATCTGGTCGCCGGGGCCGAGACCATCACCGGGCCATTCTGGGCGATTGACCATAACTACGATGGCCGGTCGCCGATGGGGGTTGGAGCGATTCCGGGCACAACCCCAGGCAAGACAATGGCTCTTGGTGGTGTGGCTGGTGAGGGTGATCATCTCCAACTTGTTACCGAACTCGTTCAGCACACGCACAAGGTCGAGTTTAGCGATGCTGCTCCGGGTGGGACTTATGCCCATGTGAACACAGGCGATGCCCACCCATTTGATGGTTCGGTCGATGAACCTATTGGGCTGGATGCAGCGGGGGTGAACCTGGCTAACATGATGGCGATGGCTGCGGCGACACCAGCAGTTCCGGGCAACATCACGCACCCGGTCAGGGGTGGGTACTGGATAAAGAGAACGGCGAGGGTCTATTTTACGTTATGAAGGCCAAATTTATACCAGATCCGAATGCTCCTCTGCCATATATCCCCGCAGGCTTGATTTATATTCCTCCCGGTTATGATTTTGCGGGCTTAACCATTGAGGGAATCCCAATCTTCGTAAGACTTCCCGACAGCTCGGTAGAACTTTTCTTTGCCGAATGAGATCCACCCTCGGAGACGCCAAGCCCATCTGTGGACCAGTTGCAGGCACATTCTGCCTGACGGATCCAAGGCTTACGGCCAAGATCAATGAGGCCCAGCAACGGCTCCTGTACATGGGCAAGTGGGTAGGCACTTACCAGCATTATAGGTTCTGCGCGCCATCGGGATGTGTGACGCTGCCCAGGTCATTAGAGACCATCGAGACTGCTGCTGTCTGCAACTGGCCAGTGCGGATCAGGAATGAATGGTTTGAGTTTATCAGCGATGGGTTTGGGTTGAGAGATGGAAATTGTGTATCCAGTTTTCTGGATCACGGAGAGGGCTGGGTTGCATTTGAAGATGTAATAGGGACCGGCAAGAAGCTTAGGGTCTATAGTGATGCAGTAGAGGCTGTGGGAGCTAAGATCCTGCTCCAATTCTACAATGAAAATGCTCTCTATGTCCGTACCCTGGATGGGGTCAATCTGATCGACGGGGAGAAGGTGGCGATCTCCAACAGCCAAGTCGATTCTGTCAACTTCTGCATGCCGGGTGGTCTAGTCGCTGTCCAGAAGCCCATTACCAATGGAACTGTATTCCTCTACGAATATGATACTGTTGCAACGACGCAGAGACTCCTGGCGATGTACGAGCCGGATGAAACGCGGCCCAACTATCGCAGGTATGTCATCCCTTTTGCAGCCCAGACTGGATCGGATTGCCAGAGCCAGGTTGTGGATGTCATTGCCAAGCGCCGGTTCATTCCGGCGATCAATGACCAGGACTGGCTTATCATTGGGAACACTTCCGCGCTCAAGATGGCATGTACAGCTATCAGGAAGGAAGAGAACAATTTGATCCAGGAATCTGTGATGTACTGGGGTATGGCCAAGCAGATATTGGACGATGAACTAAACCAATTCCTGGGCGATGGCCCGCAGCCGGTCATTCAGATATTTGATGAATTTCAAAATGCTGGAGTGTGCAGTCTCGTTTGATTTATGGGTTTCCTGCAAAATATATTCGGCTCCAAGCCCAGCTATAAGACCCCCACCAAATCTGCTGCTGAGGCTTTGAAGGGCAATCTGGCTAACTTGCCTGCTGCCGAGGAACTGGGGTCCAAGGTCAATACCTTCAACCAGGACCAGCTTTTGGCCATGCTTCGAAAGGCCAACCCCAATTTTGATACAACTCTAGCCAGCCAAAATGATCTACTGAATCAGCAATTGGGCGTAATTCAGGGACAGTTGAAAGGTGAGGTGCCACAGAGTGTAGCCGATCAATTACAGCTCCGCGATGCGGCCAAGGCTGTGAGGGGTGGATATGCCGGGAGTGGGGCAGCGCGCAATCTGGAAGCTCGGGACTTTGGCCTGACAAGCCTTGACATTACCAACCGGGCTCTGCAATCAGCCTCCAGTTGGGTAGATTCGGCTTCGCGTTGGACTTCCAATACAGCAGCCCTGACTCAGCCGGCCATGTTCAACGTGGGTTCAGCCTTCATCTCGCCTCAACAGCAATTTGATTTCAACAAGCTGGTTTCCGAGAACAGAGCCGCACCTAAGCCAGTAATACGCGGTCTATGGGACACAGCCCAGTCCCAGATGGGGATGGCAATGGGTGTCTATGGTGGACCGGGCTATCAAGGCACCTATCATCCAGCCAGTCAGGGCCAATACATGGCACCACAGAGCTTTGGAGGTGGAGCAGGGTTCGGTGCCAGCGAAGGTGGGGGTAACATCGGCTCAGGATGGGGTGGTACCTACGGAGAAAGTGCCGGCTTGGGAGCATTTGATTTCTGATGACAGCCCAACAAGAATATGAATTGCTCAAACGAATCTGTGCCGGGGATGCTCAAGCAGAGAATTGGATGCAGCTCATTCGCGCGTACTGCCACCTATCAGATGACATCGTAGATGAAGACCTTGCCCCTGAACATAAAGTGCGTGGCACAGAACGGCTCTGTCAGCTTGGCGCCTTGCAGCTTAAGCTCTGCACCCATCCCTTCTTTATCCAGCATCAAGGTCCTCTTCATGGCGCCATGCTCAGCAACCTCGTGGCTTATGCGGATTCGGTTGCTTGGGAAGGCGAGACCGGGTGGAAAGGGGTCTGTGCGGACTGGCTTAGGCATGGAGGAATCGAAATTGTGATGATCATAGCGGCAGCCGTGGGCGGGTATGAACATATGAGGAGCTTTAGCCAGGAGCTTCGGACACTGGCTTATGATCTGCACCACGATGAGGAGGGAAAGCCGATATGACATGGGGAGAAGCTACAATAATTGGCCTTATGAGATCTGGATTGGATAAGCAAACAGCCGAGCAGATCCTTGAAGTGGCTAACTTTGCCATGCCTGGCAATAGGGATAAAATAATCACGCCAGGAACCGAAGAAGACCGTATTCGGGATATAGCGAATCAACTTCCACCGCTTTCATTGCATAACTGAATCATGATCGAACCATTGCCTTGTCCATTCTGCGGAAAAGAGATGGCCGAAGCATACCAAGAATCACCAACCGCATACGCTATTGTGATATGTGCGTTCTGTAGCAGCCAGGGACCGGATAAGAAAACAGAGGAAGAAGCAATTAAGGCATGGAACACACGCCACAATTTGCTATGATCGAACGCTACGGCCAGGCTCGCGGGTTACGGTTTAAGATTGCGCCAAAACTCCAGGCCGAGATCTGGTACTGCCCAAAAGATGTCAAGATCCCGCCGCATATCCACCGCTACCTGGATAGCTTCATCATTTACCTGTTCGGTCGGATGCGGGTAACAGTGGAGGATAAAACGCGGGAAGTATGCGGGCCAATCCGAAGACGTGAGAGTACTGGCAGGCTCACCTGGGCTGTGCGGTATATTCCGGCTGGGGTTCGTCATTGTGCAGAAGTGGTGGGTAACTTTGCGATATTCATCAACCTGGAACGATGCCATGCTGGAGCTGTGAGCGCATCTAAAGATTTTTTGCTGGTCGAATAAAAATATGCAAATCCTGAAATCATACGGTCCTAGATGGCTGGGATGGTCCCGGTATATTCCTTATCCGGTTCGAGCTACTAAATTATCGCTAGACCTGAATCTGTTTGGGTTCTGGTGGAAACCAGATTGGCATTACAGATCTGGATTAACCGAGGTAGCAAAGGCAGATGGCGCAACAATATGGTGGGTGCGCTGGCTCTGGTTCCAAATATCATATTCGCGCTGGGTTTAATCCATGCCCTACGACCTTCCATCCTGGCTGCAAGCCAAGCCTGCTTCAGAGCCATTTCAGGCTTTCCTGGAAGGGGCACAGACGGGGACTGCAATCAAGGCAAACCAGATTAGAGCAGCGGCTTTGGCTGAGGAACAGAGGCAGTTCAACGAGATCCAGCCGTTGCGGACCAAACTGGCAGAGCAACAGTTTGAGTTAGGTAAGATCAAGCTCAAGGATGAGGTCAAGAAGCAGCAGGACCTGATTGATTCGGAGCGGGCCTTTACCAAGGTGGGTGAGCTGTTCTCCAGGCACCAGGCTTTGGGCATAGCCGGTTCGGATGGATCTGAGGCGGCGCTGGGCTATGCCGTGGCCAACAATCCCACATTCTACATGCACCCGGGGGCCAAGGATCTGATGGGGCAGATGTTCCTGGCACGCAAGAGCCGGGACATAGCCGATCAACGGGAAGCCGATGCTACGGCAAGAGCTGAACAGATCCAAATGCAACAGGCGGCCCAGACAGAACGGGCCAAACTTGTGGCTGAATCCAGAACGGATGTGGCTAATATCAGATCCGATGCCCAAGTTGAGGCTGCCAATATCCGGGCTGAAGCTTCGGCGAGATCCCTGCTCAACACCAAGGAATTTCAAACTTTCATGGCTCGCAAGCAAGCCATTGTATCGGATGTTACGATGTCCCTGGATAAGAAGTTTGATGCGATCAAGGCCCTGGAGGAGCAGTACAACGTCACACACAAAACCGATGAAGGAACGCACACCACGGGCTCAGCTCCTGCCGTTGTTCCAGTGCCTGTAACGCGGGCTGGTTCTGAGATCCGGCCCGATGCAGCCACGGCAGCACCATCAGCAGTTGCTGCTGATCCTATGCCCAAGAGCCAGGCTGAGTTTGACGCGATTCCTTCCGGGACCTGGTTCATCAACCCGGCAGATGGCAAGAGGATGAGGAAGAAATAATGTGCCAGCCCTGGACTTTAGCGATCAAGCTGTTGCCGAGGAACCGCTGGATTTCTCCAAGCAGGCTGAGCCTGCGTTAGACTTCTCAAGCCAAGCTGTTTCGGAAGAAGCCACAATAGCGCCAGTCCAAGAGCCAGCAACCAGCGCCGATTTCAGCCCCGAGTCTGATTACACCCCGCCCAATTTCCAATCGCTCAAGGAATTCTTCACGGCTCATCCCAATATCCCAAAACCTGATACCTCTGGGGTTAAGCCGGGAGTCTTTAACCCGGTAGAGAAGGCGGCGGTAGGACTGATCCGATCCGGGATCGGAGCTGTCGAGAGCATTGCCACCCCACTTACGGCAGGATTGGCCGCAGTCAGCGCCATCCCAGCGGTGGGCAAGCCTCTGGCTATCGCAGCCGGGGCTGGGTTTGGAGCAGCAACTACGATCTCTGGTGCCCAGCAATTCTATGAGGCAGTCCAGAAAGGAGATGTTCAGGGCGCAGCCGAAGCCGCTGGCAATGTCATCTTTGGCACAACACTGGTAGCGCTGGGAGGTAAAGAAGCTGCCAAAGGCGAGGTTCCTGTGGTGGCTACCAAGCTGGCACCAGTCACAGCACAAGCCTTTAAGGAGACCACAGGAGCCACAGAGACATTCTCAGAGCCTCCACCTGTTCCAACGCTGGAAAAGGCCGTTTCTGCTCCATTAACCAGCGCTGTAGCACAAGCGATAACCAAGCCAGAGGTGGTTGAACCTGCTAAGCTGGATTTCTCGGCACAGGCAGAGATCCCCAAAGCTTCAGTCGCTGAGGCCATCCCGACCCCGGAACAATCCGATGCCCTGGGCATCTCACCTACAGCCCACCCTGCTATCCGAGCCATTGCTGACATCTTCAACCCTGAGGGCGTGGGCAAGGCCATTGGAGCTGTGAAGGATTTCTTTGGCGGGTTAGCGGGCAGGTCCATGCCCAAGATCACCCGGGCCAACCGGGAATTGGGCGAGCTAGGAGTGCGCTGGGCATCGTCCAGGATCGCAGCCAAGCCATTGGCTGATGTGTTTGCGACCGAAGCTCTGTCTGATAGCGGGATTGATCCAAAGAAACTCGGTACAGCTTTGACAGAAGACAATCTGCGCAGCGTGCGCCGTGGCTTTGAAGAGGCTGGCGACGAAGCTTCAGCAGCCGGGGTACACTCAGTTATTGGAAGCAGGGGATCGCCATTCGCTACTGAAGCCGACTATCAAGCTTTCCTGGCTGATCCAGCCACGCAGGCAGCTATCGAACGCTACAAGCAGCTTTGGGATGCGCAGGTTGAGCCCATGTACAAGAAGGCCATGATGATTGACCCGGATGAGGTTCTGCCTAGCCGGGGCGAGCAGACTGGCGCCAGGGTGAACCTGATGGCTATCCGGGAAGGCGAACCCACCGCTGCTGCTGACATCGTGCAAGGGATTGGCCGGGGCAACCTGTTGGGGACCCTCAAACGCAAGTCTCCGTTCGGGGTACGGGCCAAGGGCACAGGTCAATCCTACAATGGGAACCTATTCGAGATGATGAACAACACCTTCGGTCGCCAGCTTGAGATAGCCAACAAGAACGCTTTTGAGACCAGGATGGTCGAGACGGGCGATGCCGTGATCATGAAGCCCGGCCAGCACCCAATTTTGAAGGATGAAGCCACGGTCTCATTCCCCTATGTACGCCAGCGGCTCATCCTGCCTCAGGGCGAAGGGCCGACCAAGGTTACATCGCAGAACCAGAGCATCTATGTCCGAAAGAGCCTGGCCAAGGAATACAGCCGGGCTTCCAACACTGAGACCCGGATGACAGGAGGGCCAATCACGCGAGCTATTACAGGTCTGGCTAACCGCTCGGCTCTGGCCGGATTCACCGATGCCACGGTACACACCAGCAACCTGGCCACGGTGCTCATGACCCGGCCAGCCATTGCCGGCAAGTGGTGGCAAGACACAGCTTTATCGTTAGGATATCGGGCGGACCTTGTTCCAATTGCAGCTCGCGCTATCAAAAAGGCTTTTTCTAATAACGCCAAACAGATCGCTGAGCTTTCCGAGATCGGAGCCATGCGGCAGGAATACCCCAAGACCTCCAGGTTCAACCCGATGGGATGGCTTTCCGATCTGATCCATATTGCTGATCGTACCACTCGGCTGGTTATGGATGACGCCTTTAAGGAGCTGGTCAAAGACTTGCCAGTGGAGAACACCGAGACTAATCGCCGGGAGTGGGTCAACCAAACCGGCCAGTACAACAAGCGGCTTCAAGGCAAGTGGACAGCAGCAGCGCGGGATTCAGGTCTATCCCCATTTATTACAGCCGGGCGCACCTTCACAGCTCTTGGAATTAGAAACATCACCCTCAATCCTGGATTAAAAACATCTACCCTGGCTTCAGCCGCAGCATTGCGGGCCAACATCGCCGCTAAATGGATCGGAACCGGAGTCCTGGCCGCAACACTTAACTATCTTCTGACCAGGAACAAGCCCGGCGGTGGAATGCAGGGCCGTCCAGGAACGCCCATCGGTGACATAGATTCTGGCAAGGATGACGAGAACGGCAGGCCATTGGTCTTCCCCTTAACCAGTTTGCTAGGACTGGGCCGTGGCTTGCGGCTAACCGGGGTGCGCGGATACGTAGAGGCCAAGCGCAAGGGCTTGCCCAGCCGAGTAGCGATGGATTCAGCGGTCAGGGACATCATCAACAGTCAGGCTTCCATGATTGCCGGTCCTCCCGTCAGGCTGGCCATTCAGGGGGCTTCAGGCTATGCCCCGGCTGTCAATGTGGGCCGGGCTCTACCCGTGGTTCCACCTGGACAGAGCCAGCATCTAGCCGATTTGAAGGGGGCCATTATCGAGGGCAACCCGATTCTTTCATCCATCCATGCCGCCAATGAGCCGGGTGGATCTCTGGCTACGGGCCTCCAGAAACAATTTCCACGCTTCACCCTGGCGCCCAAGCAGCCACCGGACATGCTGGCCCATTACCCCGAGATCGTACGCAAGGCCCAGGCCAATGACTACATTGATGATGTGATTGGTCGGGCTCGGAAGATGGCACCAGAGGCCAAGATGAAGTTCCTGGAAGAAGCTGTATCTAGGCTAGAAGCCCAGGAGGACAAGGCTCATGCCTGGAGAGAGTTTAAGCGCAGGCGGGTACTGAGGCAGTAAGCGCCCGAGCCTCGCCTCTGTTCAGGAAGATTAACTGATTAGGGTTTAACCAAAGCATGCTCGGCAACGATTACGCTTGGATATGTTCTCGTAAGAATCTTCCCATTCACGCATGATTGTTTTCCCAAGCATCTTTCCCGGTTTCCAATTTACAAGATGACGGCAAGTTAGGCTTTTGTGGATCTTGCATGTACCAAGATACTGACGAAGACCATGCGTGTGATAGACCGGAACCTGCCCCGGTCGTTTAGTTGAGCCAGCGTCCTGTATTTTCATGGGTCTCATACCATTACTTCGGTGGTGGGCTCTAGCAGGGTAGCGATTTAACTTATTTACCGCTACGATGCAAAAGCGTTGGATCTCATACAATAATCGAGCGTCTTAATTTCCAACACTTCATTTCGATCTCTAATGAGTCTGGACGCAATCCGGGTGTCAATTCGTTCAGCAATCTCGGCCAGATCCATGTTGCACGTGATTACTGTCCATTTCCCAACCCTGCTGTTGAGAATTCGGTAAAGCTGTTCCCGTCCATATCCGCTCCTATCCTCCTCAATTCCGATGTCGTCAATCAAAACCAAGTTGGAGTCTCGAATATCATCCAGTAACCAATATTGTTTATCTTTGAGGCACCCCATGAGAGTCCCCCACTGCCACATTCCAATTGGGTTGATAAGGCTCTTGTGTGTGGACAGATGAGGCAAAGCTCTGGCTATACTGATTAAGTTCTTCGCTAAATAAGTCTTGCCTACGCCCGATGGACCCAGGAACGATAGCCAGCGTCGTTCGGTTGGAATATCCCTAGTTAGACCCTCGATAAATCGCCCGGCGGCAATGAGCATTTTTTCAAGCTCTGGGTCCGCCCACGTGTGGAAACTAAAGATCTGGCTACTTGGCCAATCCTTTGTAGAGCTTGGCTGTTCCTTCGTTGAGAGTTCCTTTGTTTTTGTCAACACGCTGGGCAGTATGTCCTTTATTGCTTTCATTTATTACAGGTGCTTCTCTCGATGCGTAGTAGCCATCGAACTTGGTTTTATTGAACAGTGTTTCAGGGCGCAGGTAGTCAGCCCGCTCGGTTCCATCCCACTTCTGAACCTGCCGGTCGATCATCTTTTTGACGCCCTCAAAGCTCACATCTGGTTCACTCAAGCGCTGTGATATGAGCCCTAGATTGGTGTCATTCTCGCCGAACTGCCTTCCGGTTTTCTCGCGCAGATAGAAAAGCACCGAACGGGAATCTTTGTGGTAAACATGGTTTCCCTTCTCTGCACTCTTCCCTTCCAAAGCAATCTCAGACTCAATCTCATACTCAGGGGTGACAGATTGTGACATTGAAGTGACGGGCTCAGCGTCACCAGTAGCTTTCTTGGCTCTCCATTTGCGTGTTCGGAGTCTTGTTTGCTCTCTTTCCACAATTCGGTTAGTCAGATCGCGGAAGGCTGAAGCGTTCAAAACCATGTAGCCGCCCGGAACGCGTTCAATCCTTCTTCCTTCGTTGTCTGGGTTGGATGAGTTTGGATCAGGGGCCAGGAAACACTCAATTGCTTCTGTTGCAGCCTTGACCGAAACCCGGGCGCGAGATGCAAGATTTTCGATGGCTGCAAAATGGGCGTAGCCGTCCTCGTCCATCGCAGCCAAGAGCGTAATCCAGACGATCCTCGTTGAGTTAGGTTGAAGCCAGATAGAAGAATCCAGAAGTCGGGTGAAGAGTTTGTTGAACATGGTGATGGATGGTGACGCTATCACCGTCACATTGCATCACAGTCACGCTCTTGCCGTCAACAACAAAAAGGCCGCTGGAATTAACCAGCGGCTTTATCTCCCCATTAAAGTTGCTTTATGCTGCCTTGACCTTCTCATCATTCACCCGCCAGACCTGTTGCGTTAACAGCCTTGGTGAGAGGGTAAAGAATCAGGTGTTTGTCACCGTCCTTGCGCAGGTATTTGCCTTTCATCCAATTCTTCCTTAATCCTGGCCGTACTTTTACGGGTTGGTTTGGCAGTGTAAACAGTGTCCATGTTAGCGGATCGCTACCACGGCAGAACGGGTGCTTTCTGTGATGTCAGTCTCGCCCACCCCATCATTGTAGATGTCCCCGTCCCCGGGCAGATCCGGGACCTGATTAACCCTGAACCCGTCGATATAGATCCTCCAATGTTCCCCGCGCAACCCCCAGGGCAGCCAGAATTGGAATGAACCTGCATAGGGATTGGCGCCGAAATCTCCAATGGGATAGCTTTCCCCGGTATCTTCATTGTGCAGGATGAATTCCATGAAATCGCCTAAGTCCCAGCCTCCTACGTACCAGGATACCGAGATGATCGAGTTGGCGGGATATACTGTACCAGCATACGGCCAGATTACAGCGGTCCTGATTGTCACAACCCGACTGTCCCAGCATTGGGTTGAACCTGAAACCACCTTGACCACGTACGGCCCTGCCGGGTCCCAGGACCAGGGAATAACCACCGGGTGGTTGTTTACCCCGTTCTTGACCGGAACGTCGATCTCAACCACCTCTCCGGCCCAAGTTTTGGCATTGTAGAGCCAGATCTGAGCGGTACTCCCAGCCAGAAAGCCCGAGGCTGTGAAGGACAAGGGGATGGATTGACCCGCATTGCGGGTGATGTTGGGAGAAGCACTAATGGTGAGTGAACGCCCACTTGCGCTGAGGGTTAGGGCCATGAGCATTAAAACCAATCCAATCTTCTTAGGATAAAGCTCCAGGAAGCATTTACCCATGTAGATTCCGGTTTTGGCTCCTTCGTTCTCACAGATTGAGCGTTCGCGGTCGCTCATTTGCCGGCTGTATCCAGTCCACTGCTCATCCGCTTCAATTTCAGAAGCGCCGATAGTTCGAGCAAAGCTCGATAGGAATTCTTTATTCATGTTTTCGTTAGTTTTTGAGTAAATACAGAATGATCTGATGATCAGCCATTTTGTTATTTTTGGGGTAGGTCCGTAAACTTCTTATTCTTTATTTGATGCCATGCTTTTCGTGCTTTCACCCGGTTATCGGGGTGAGTGTTTGCCACAAAGTCATTGACTGATTGACCTTGATTGATTGCTTGTTCGGCTTGTTGCAGACACGATTGATCTGTGTCTGCAAATGACTGCTTTGATGATTTATTCATGTTTTTGAGTCCTTTCATTGTGTTGGTTGATGTTTCCACTACGTTTCTAGAGAGTCGAATCTTTCAGGGTATTTTCAGGGCTAGGGGTATAAAGAGAGCTTTTTAGCCTTCCGATGCGTCCTTGGGGCAAGCGCGGGGCAAATTAGGGCATTGTGGTACTTGCTCTAAGAACTGCTCCCGGCAATCTTCGCAGATGCCGTGAGACACAAGCTGGCTAGAGCTGGGCGTCTCACGGATTAGCTTTTTGCACCAGGCGCAGAGGGTTGTGATCATTTGAGTATCGCTCCATTGAGCTTTACCTCGCCCACTTTGTTTCCGTTGCTGTCCAGCAGCGGAAAGGCCCATGCTCCGTGTTCGATCTTGTAAGCAGCCTCGCTCAATATTCTGGCAGCTTCATAATGGGCTTGTCCGTACCCACTAAAGGCATCGTTATCCATCTCAATTTCAAGGGTAAGTTTCATAGGGGTTAAAGACAGCTTTTTAGCTTTCCGATGCGTTAATAGACTGCCACGCCACGGGTATAAACAGTGCCTACATCAGCCCCACTAATATCAGCCTTTCGCAGAATGTAGAGATCTGGCGCCGCTGCTATCAAGCGAGCATTGGCCGCATTCTCAAACGTGGCAATCCCTGCCGCAAATGCCACTTGGTTTACGTGATTGGCAGTCACAGCAATAACCAGCTCGCCTTCTGGATCAATGGCTGTTGTTACGTATGACCCCAATACCTGCCACGGTCCCGGTGTGTGTCCCTGCATTATAACCGACTCTGAATCATAAGGTGTTACCAAGTGCTTCTGGATTGCTCTGAGCTTTTCCACTGAGTCTGTGTCCGGTTTAGTATTCATAAATAAGTGTTTTCCCATGAATGCCGGATTGTGGAAGCCCGGTGCCGCGCTTTCAGCTAGCCCGTAGGCAGCGACCCCACAACCCAGCATTCAAATCATTCGTTTAGTCAACGCGGTTAAGCTTCCAATCTCTATAAAGTTGATTCTTTTCGTGCTTTAGCAGGTTTGCTGTCCATTCAATCGGACACGTGACAACACAGCCACGAAGCACAATTTTCTTAGTCTTTTTCTTTGGTTGTTTCATTTGATTAGGTGTTTATTGTTTAACTGCATTAACCGACTCTATCTAATCCGTGGTACACGCCTCCACAGGAACATTCACAATCTCCACCTTTAGCGTTCCTGCATTTACTGCCGCACTGGTGCAATGTCCCATGCTCGTTATGCCGGATAATCCGGGTTACGGGCAGGAATTGCGTGGTGCTGTACTTCCCATCGGGTGTACCGACAAAGAAATTAAAGCTGTCGTAGCGCTTAAACTTGCCTAGCGGGAATTGCGCGCGTACTACAGCATTGGCCAGTGGGTACGCGCCTTTAATCTCAACTACGCCGCTAAAATATCGGTGTGTCATAAATCCTGAATCGGGTTAGTTAAAGTGCGGCATATTCTAAAATCTCCTCATCCAATGCCGCACTAAACATCTCGGCAATGTATTCCTTGATCTCTTCTTTATCTCTGCCAGTAACACGGATGGAATAACCCATCTCCAAAGACGGGGTGACGATAACCTGATGCTCTGTCCATCCGTCGTATCCCCCAGCCTCGTCCATGTGGTGAAAGGCTGTATTGAACACAAGCTTTTCCGGTGTGCTGAACTGATCTCCAAAAGCTCTAGCTATTACTTGATATGCTTTCATGGGTGTTTATTGATTTGTAGGTTTAACTGACTCTGAAATTCTATTCTTCGATTTGACAAGGCAGATATTTATGACCTCGTTGGCCAGCGGAATGTTTTGCTGAATACACTTGCCCAGCTCGACGCTATAGCTGCCATCCAGCCACATGATTTGCACTGTCCTTCCCGGAAGGATCAGCTTGTTATTGCCACGAACGGCCAGCTTGCCGTTATTCAGGGTTTGGAACTTCATAGGGTGTTACTAGGTGCTTCTGAATTGCTCTAAGCTTGTCCACGGAATCAGCTTTAGGCCGACCTCCCAGCTTGCCATTTCTTCGGGCAGCCTCGCGCTTGGCTTTGCTCTTAACCAAGCCACCGATACGGCCGGCCTTACTGTGGATCTCGCTCATAACGTCTGAAGGTGTGCCAGGCACAGCTTTCTAGCTTCACTGGCCTTCATCATCACCCCATTTAGTTCCACGAAGTAAAATCGCCCTTGCTTGGTGTTCTTAGCCTCAAGCTTGCCGATCTTCCACTTGCAGGCCTTGGCTAACTCAAAGGTTGAAGGTTCAGTTGCGCTCATAAAGGAAATTGGTTTGCCGGAGTCAGGTATATCCAGCTACCAGCTACCGTGGCCGCTAGCGAGCCATTGCTGTATTTAATCATAAACTCAGGCCAGATGCTTGAATGAATCAATGGCTTTAATCTCCCTGATCCCAATATCGGCAAACCCGATGATTGCTCTAAGGCCAGCCAGGTGCCACTCAGTTAAGGTTACTCGTTTGGTCTCACCATGATTGAGCTTGAGCTCAACTACAGTGAAGGTTTTAGTCTTCGTGCCATGCTTGGATCTCATGCCATAACCTAAAGCTTAGGTTATGCCACACACTAACACCCAACAACTAATCAAACCAAAGCACACCATTGCCTATGTACTGTACAGTACAAGTACTGTACCAGCTTAGGTTTAGCTTGGGTTATGTGCCAGTACGTCACATAACAACGACTAATCAGGTCGTCAGAGACATGTCTCACTTAGCGCCAGTCCCATCTGCGACACTGTCTCTACACACTAATCTGGTCGTTATTGTGAGACATATTTGGCTCACTCCTTCGCATCTGATGCTATGCAGGGCAGGCTCAACCCACGTTATCGTTACAGATTGGCCTGTACAGGGTTTTGATTTGCCTTCCGCTACTCTGACATGGATAGTCAGCTCAGAATGCCAGTAACACTAGATATCGACTGGGATCATGCCCACCAGCTCTACAATCAGGGCGTTAAGTTCCCCAAGATAGCTGAGATCATGGGCGCCAAGTGCAACACAATCCAGGCACATGCTAAACGTCATAACTGGGCACAAAGGAAAATCAAGGCCACCCAAGCTATATCCGAGGTTGTCCATAGCATTGTCCAGGATAGGCCAAAGACGGTACAACAACGTGCCGAAAAGTGGATAGATAGGACAATACATGACATAGAAAGGACAGCAAATGTCCTGGAAAGCTTGCCTGTGCCAGCAAGTCTTGATGGCCTGCGCAAACACGAGGAGGTTTGGGGTATGCACGTCAAGCGAGGTCGCAGTACCTTCGGCCTTGACCAGGCTGGAACCAATATCCAGGTCAACATCGGCATGTCGGGCCAGCTCAGTTCAGTTGAGCCTGTCATAGATGTGGAGCCTGAGGTGGGTTCTATACCCACCCCTCCTGCATCATAAACCCCAATGATTGCAGGGCCTTGGTACTGTACGTGGCCAGATTCCACACAGTTCCACACAAAAGCATTCTTTCCTAGGGCCAGGCCAAGTCCAGAATCGACGGGGTGGACCCCCTTTCGGCCCAGGTCTCGCTAATGAGAGTCTGTGCTCAAACTTTTTGGTTCAAAAACGACTTTTATACGATATGAAGAAGTTCCTAAGGTACCTGGTAGAAATGCACAGATTTTTTGCAGTACAGAGCCGAAGTTATGCTGGTGGATGGAATCCACGATTTCCAACTCAATATCCAAAGGCATATTTGAGGTTCATGTCTGGCTCGATTTGGGATTACAGGACATGGTGTAAGCATAACAAATAAGTGCCCGCTCACCATTAAGTCATGTTCTATGTGGAACTGGATTGGTAGTGGATGAACGATCAGGACATGACCTGGTACAGGTACAGTAAGAAACTGGATTGTGCGGTAGCTCTGGTCATTAGTCGGGGGTATTTGAGAAACCTTGTCAAGCAAATCCCGCTAATGGGACGAAAAACCCCAATGAATCCCATTATTGGGACACTTTTCTCCTGTAGAATATCGAGGGGAGTGTTTTCTATGGCCGGTAGATCATCCTGCCGTCCACTTGATCGAAATTACCGATGCGTTTGGATCTTTTGGCTGCCCGCATCTGGGCCAGGGTCTTGCGGGCTTCTTTTAGCTCGGCTGAGTACCAGCCGCTTTCCACGTATTTGGTGATCTTGCGATCTGTCAGGGTGCCGCGCTGTAGGACCCGTGCTTCATTCCACCCGGAACGGATATGGGTTTGCAGGACTTCTGCGGGTGGCCCCATTTGGAGGTCGTGGCGAAGATTGGATTCCCTGATCTCCTCGTCGCTGATGACGTAGGAGTCATTCGAGAAGAAATTTGTTTCTTCGTGCATAAAAAGGAGGCCCGATTGTTGTCAACTGTGGATTGGTGTCCTCAGCTCGTCAGTGGTGATATGGCAATAGGTTCGATTATTCAATGCTGCGCTTACGGTATCTCTGCACACATTGAACTTGCGAGCTAAAAACGATGGACCAGCCTCTCGCTTTCTGATTTCTTCCACCTGATCAATGCTCAACTTTTCGCAGTTGTGACGATTCTTCAGCAGCATGTCTTTGGTATTGTCTTTCATTGTCCCAAATGAAGAGGTGTTCCGGGGCGACACAATCAGGAACACCGCATGTGTGAAGAGCGCATCTGCCTGGCGGTAGGTCTCCATTGAAAAGCTTGTAGGAAAGACGGTGTGCAGCCTGCCATTTTCCTTCAAACCAGACGAATCCATAGCCCTTGTTCTTTGACAGGGGCCACAATTTGCAACCAAGTGCATTTGGTTTTAACGAGATAATGAGCGACTTGAATTGGCTTGTTGTCATAGAAGTTTGCCCGGGTGAAAATCTTCGTGGATGGACCCGTTGAAGCTGCCTTGCGGCACCGGGCAAACTAAAGAGTTATTTTTCATTGGTCCTATCCGGTTTTCACTCCGGCTTGTGTTGTGTCATGGTCCATCCGACCGGGCCATACAACAACAATGCTGTTCAAATCCTATTTTTAGAGCTATTTGTCAAGCATGAATCTTCTCTGGAAATCCATACCCCAATGAAAACCCTCCTTGCCTTTGCATTCTTCGCCGGTCTAACTTGCGTCTTTGCCAGCATTGTTAAGCATAGATCCTTTGCCGATGGCTTTGACGCTGGCCGGGCCGATGTAGTCGGACAATTGCAATCGGCTGTGACGGACAATTCAAACCAATGGGTCAATAACGGGAAGTTCATGTACGAGCGACTGCCGGGAAATGTTGAGTACATCAGCCGTGAGTACACCAACCGCTTTTTTACCAACTGGGTGTTGAGGGTGAGGCAGCCATGACCAAGGAAGAAAAAGAAGCTCTTTGCAAAATGGTTGATGATCATGTTGCCCAAATCCGGGAGCATGTGGATTCGGTTCGTATATTTGTCACCTGGGATACTGATGATGGTCAATCCAATACCGGGGGTTATGATTCTGGGAAAGGTAATTTCTACGCACAGCAAGGACAAATCGAGGAGTGGCTGACTATCCAGAAGCAATACCAGAAGAATTGGGCCGTCCGAAAAGATGAACAGTGACCGCCATCCCCCACAAGTACAATCTCAAATTTCCCATCCAATGACTACAGAGCTGACAGAATTCCAGGAACAGGAAGTTGAATCGGCTCTGAAAAGTTTCATGGATCATCCTGTTTCCGGTCAGATTCATGAGACATTTGGTTTCTGGCTCTGTGAGAAATTCCAAGACTGGGATATAGATCCAAAAACCTTCATGAACTACGCGGAGTGTTTCTGTTTTGCCAATAACCTGCATCCGCACGGGTCGTGACGACCCAGGTTCAGGCTATCCCGCACAAATACGGGCTTAAGTTCCCATTCCAGTTAAACGATCTCCAATTGGAGATGTACTGTTTCAAGGTGGATCATCCGTCAGAGAAAGGGGGCCTGGGCAAGTACCGGCATTTCATGAATATCTCCAGGATGGTGCTGCCGGAGGTGAAATTTCATGAGTGGAGTCGGACCCAGATCAGGTCTCTCTGCCAGACCGAGCATGCCATCAAGATCGGGAACGTGATTCAGCGCTTTGTCTACTGGCCCGGGTGCAAGTCAGCGGGCAAAACCTTTACCGCCGGCCATTATGCCTTTCTTTGGTGGCTCTGTGACATGGAGAATTCGGCGGTGATGCTTACCAGCACTAGCGGGGTGATGGTCAAACGCCGGATCTGGCCGGTAATTCAGGATCTCTACCACATGGCCAAGCAGTCGGCGGCTGAGAAGTTCAAGATTGATGAGGCGCGGGTCAATTGCGGAAATCTCCTGGATTCCCAGACGATCCTTCAGAGGGAGAAAGGTGATTTTAAGCGCGCGATCAGCGCTCTTTCGGTCGAACAGGGCGAACTGGGCAAGACCGTGGCCAAGATTCAGGGCCAACATGCCAAGCGGATCATGCTGATTGTAGATGAAGCCACCGACACCCCCGAGGCCATCTTCAAAGCCATCCCCAACATGGAAGGCGGTTGCTCGGATCTGACAGTACTGCTCATCGGCAATCCAATTTCCCGAGAGTTGGACCCGTTTGACCGGGCTTGCCAACCTGTGGGTGGCTGGGACTCGATTTCCATAGATGCCCTGGAATGGCCCGCCAAAGGCGAGGAGAAGGACCTGTGCTTAAAGCCGGGCCTGACTGTGAATTTCCAGGGTTGGGATTCCCCCAATGTGAAAGCAGGCAAGACGATCTTCAGCTTTCTCTACTCCTACGAGAATCATCTGATGGACCGGGGCAAGGAAGACACCATCGAGTATTGGAAATGGACTCGTGGGCGCCCCCCACCGGCTGGAATATCCAACACGGTCATGGATGAGGTGATGATCAGGAAGTACGACGGCAGAGGCAAACACACCTTTCTTTCCCGGGCCACCCCGATAGCTGCGCTGGACCCGGCGTTTGGCGGCGATGGCTGCGTGTTGCAGTTTGGGCTCCTTGGAGATCTCACCATGACCAAATTGGCCGTGCAATGCACCGAAATGCTGGAGTTTAAGCCTCTGGCTACGACCGAGCATGAAATTGATTGGCAGATTGCCCAATGGGTGATTGCCGAGTGTAAAAAGAGAGGTGTTGCCCCGCAATTCTTTGGCTCGGATGGCACAGGCATTGGAAAAGGGGTCTATTCCCACCTGCGCGAGGACTGGGGCGAGTGCATCAAGGTTGAGTTTGGCGGCATGGCGAGTGACAAACCAGCCAGCGAGGAAGACCCCCGGCCCTCTTTTGAGGTATATGACCGGCGTGTTACTGAACTTTGGTATTCCTGCAAGGAATTACTCAAAGCCGGTCAGTTAAAGGGGCTTTATACCGAAGCTGTGAGAGGTTTTTGCTTCAGAACCTATACGCTCAAGAATCGCAAGACCGAGATTCAGACCAAGGATGAGATGAAGTTGAAGTTTGGAAGGTCTCCCGACCATGCCGATGCGGTTTCGATCCTCTGCGAGGTGGCCCGGCAGCGAGGCTTGGCCCCGGCCAGGAAGCTGGCCTTTGAGCCCGAGGCCAATAATAACTTCGTCAAAGCGCAGGATGAGGTCTATGATGAGGACACGCGCTTCAATAATCAATTTGAGTTGCAAGAAGAAATCTTTTCTGACTGGTGATTTATGTTCGAGCATCCCTATTCGGATTTACGCGAGGACCTGAAAACACCTTGTCAGGCTAGGTTGTTCACGGTCCCGGTCCCTTGCGACAAAGCCCTTAACTGGCGGGTGGATTTGTGCGTGGATGGCCGGATCTATTTCGGCCAGAAATTATTTCCCCTGGAGAAGCAGGCCGTAGATGAAGCATGGGATTTCTGCCGGTTAAACTCGGTTGAGATTAAATGAGCCTGGTTCTGCACAATACTAGAGAATGTCCCCCTGGATATTTCCGCTATATGGTGCCAGAAACCGGGCGGCGGTTCCCTGACCCTGAGAAGGACCGGGGTAAACACTATCTCTCGCTTCCCGATCTGATCAACGACCTGACCCGGCACTACCAGGCTAACGGAATCCCAGTTCCAGGCAACCTGTCCGCACTTGTCCAAGACCAGCTCTGCCGGCTGTTGCCCCCGGATAAATGCCACTATGATTCACCTGGAGACAAGCCCGTTCCCACCTTCCACATCACGGGTGAACAAGTCATAACCGGAACTAAATCGCTAGTGTCATGGCAACTTAATGGACGACCCAAGGTAACTCTGGAAACCTCCAACGAACGCTCGGCTGTTTGTGTCCGATGCCCCCTTAATGTCCATCCGGCTGGGTGTGCCACCTGCAATTCCCCGCTGCACGCGATTGTGAATTCATTTGTCGGATCAAGGCAAGGGGCGTATGACTCTTCTTTGTATGCCTGCGCAATATGCGGGTGCAGCTTGAAAGCTCTTGTTCAGATGCCTCAGGAAGTCGTCAGGGAAAAGTTGTCCCCGGAACAGGAAGCAGCGCTGCCTGATTACTGCTGGCAGAAATAATATGGACACCAACACTCCCAACTGGCCCCAGGATGGCTTCGGACTAAAGACCCTATCCGATAACGGCAAGCCGCCCAAGTCCAGATGCGATGACGCCAATCAGACTTTTCAAATCGTCTCCACCCTGCTTGATGCCAACAAGGGACGAGAGGAGGCCGATGCCCGAGTTCAGTCCATGTTCGACGGCAACCCGCCCTACAACTCTTCCAAGCTAAAGAATGCCGGCCAGTCCCGCCGCGCCAACTTCAACACCCTGGAAGGGCCAGCCCAGCTCTCAGCCGGCTGCGCCCCCTACTACGACCTCTTTGCTTCCGGCAAGCACTATGCCGTTATCCAGTGCGAGGACTACAACCCGGAGTTGACCGAGCATTGCTCGAATGTCATCACCGAGGAGATGGATAGACTACTAGAGAACTATGGCAGCTTTGATTTCAGTGTCTGGAGCATGATCAATGATTTCCTGGGATTTGGGAAAGGGTTCCTCATGTGGGAGGATACGCTGGACTGGCGATTCAAACGCATCGCCCATTGGAGGGTGCTGGTGCCCGATGCTACGGAATGTGATATCGAAGATGAGTTTGAGCTATTCGTAGTGATCCAGGATATGGCTGCGCATAAGCTTTACAATCGAATCCGAAATGAGAGTTCGGCCAGGGAGTTGGGCTGGGATGTATCCGAGTGCAAGGAGGCCATTCGTAGGGCCACTCCCAAGCAGGTCAATGGAGAACAGGATGCTATCGAGATCCAGAACCAGCTCCGGGATCATGACCTGTCCACTTCGATGAGGATGCCATCGGTGCAAGTAGCCCATGTCTACGTGCGAGAGTTTAACGGTAAGTGGAGCCATTTCATTATCGAGCGCACCGGCCAGAACAAGGACAAGAAATTCCTCTACAAGAAGGTAAACAAGTTCACCGATGCTTCCGAGGTGATTGCTCCGTTCTTCTTCGAGGTGAAGTCAGGTTCCTGGCATGGCGCTACAGGACTAGGAAAAGACATCTACGTGCCCATGATTCAGAAATCACGGCTACGCTGTTCCATGCTGGATGCCACCTTTCTTAAACTGGGAATCACCTTTCAGGCCAAGACTGCCGCTGCCCTTCAAAAGGCCGCCATAGTGCACATAGGCGGGGGATGTAATGTCGTAGGACCTGATTTTGATATCCAGCAATCAACGATCCTGGGCGACATCGAAACAGCCGTAGGCATGAACCGTGACCTGGATGCGATGCTCGAAGCCAATACCGGAATCTATCGTCCTCGCCTGGACCCCAAGCCAGGAAACCCGATGACCCTGGGTGAATTTCAGCAGCGCATGAGCATGGCTAGTGTGCTGGGAAACTCCGCCGTGAACCGTTTCTATTCCTATCTGGACGCCGCTTACAAACAACTCTACTACAGGATTTCCAATCCAGGACTAAACGCTTCGATGGGAAAGGGTGCAAGGATGGCCCTGGAATTCCAGGCCCGCTGCATCCGTCGCGGTGTGCCCAAGGAAGCCCTGCGCATGATCGAGAGCATCAAATCAGATAGGAACATGGGCAATGGATCGGCCACGATGCGCCAGCAGGCTCTGGGGGCTCTCATGCCATTCTTTCCCATGCTCAATGAGACAGGCCGTGCCAACTTTATTGACGACGCCATCTCGGTCTATACCAATGAGGCCAAGGTCCAGCGCTACAACCCCAAGCCAACCCCGAGCGATTTAGGTAGTGACCAGCAAGCTTTTGCCATGTTGCAGGTCTCCTCGATGCACGATGGGATTGCGCCGGTGGTCACAGCCACACAGAACCCGGTTATCTTCGCCCAGACTTTCTTGCAAGCTGGCTCTCAGGCCCTGGACAGTGTGCAGCAGGGCGGTGATCCGCATGAGATTCTGGCTTTCCTGGAATTGATTGGTCCAGCCATCGCCGCGCACCTGCAACGCATGGCTCAGGACCCCAGCCGGAAGGACATCCTGAATACCTTGGAAGACCAATGGAAGCAACTGGCTCAAGGAACAGACAAGCTGCGCAAGCTGATGGAACAGCAAGCCGAGCAGCAACAGAAACAGCAACAGGAAATGATGATGGCCCAGCAACGAGCCGGAGCGATCCGAAATGGAACTGACCCGGATACGGTCATCAAACAGGCCGAGTTAGAGAACAAGATCAAGCTGGATACGATCAAGACTCGAGCTGGATTGCAGCATAAAGATGCCAAGGCCCAGCAGAGTGCGGCCCTGGCGGTACAGAAGCTTACAATCAACGATATGTCTGCCGCTGCAAAACTTCGCATCCAGAAGGAAACAGCCGATGCCAAAACCAATGGTGAATGAAGAATCCCCTGGATTGGTTTAAGAGCAAGAAGCTCACGATCATCAAGATGGTCTTTACAGGCATGGACCTGAAGACTTGGCGTGAGACCCCCGAGTTCCTGTCCTTCGCCAGGGATCTCTGGTCCAAACCACAATGGCAACATGCCCTCTCAGCCCTGCGCAACGCGGCGCCGTCAGGATACCCATTACGCGGCGGCAGGGCTGAGAGACCGATCAGCGATATCGAGGCCGCTATTGAACTGGGCCGCAAGGAAGGCTATCAGGATTGTTTGAATGCGGTGTTTAGTCTAGCGATTAGAGCCCCGGCAGCCCAAGTAGAAGTTGAGGCGGATTTTGATCCACGAGTTTATCCAACTTCAGAAATTGAAATGCAGTAATTATGGCAGAACCAACCATCACACCATCAGCCCCCGTCACCGTTGCCACGACCAATCCCAGCCAAGGAGATCCTATAATCGCCAAAGGTTTTGATGATCCGGTGTTTCTGCAAGCCGCCGAGAAAGCTTTTGCCGAGGCCAAGGTGCAGCGGGCCAAGCCATCAGAGCCAGTCCAAACAGATCCGGCACCCCAACCTGAAGAGACGCCGGATAAGTCTACCTTGGAAGCTCCAAAGATAGACCGTCCTCCGGTGCCGCGCAAGGCTGCGGAGTGGGCGGAATTCCATGCTGCCAAGACCAAGGTGGAAAAGGAACGTGATGAGTTAAAGTCCCGCCTGGACAAATTCAACGGGTTTGACCCCAAGGAATATGAGGACATCAAGACTGAGCGCCAGAAGCTCTCCGAGAAATTGGAAGCTATCGCGCTTGAAAGATCCGACAAATTTCAGGAGTACTTTAATAGCCAGAAGGAAGACATCAAGAACCTGATCAAGATCTCAGTCGAGGACAAGGCCGACCAGGTGTTGGAATTGCTGGAGTTGCCCAACAGCAAATGGCGCAAGGAGCAGTTGAAAGCCTTGACCGAAGAGATGAGCCCATTTGAGACAGGGGGAATTGTGAAAGCTTTTGCCGACATGGACAAACTCAATATCGAACGAAACAAGGTTATTGAGAATTCGTCCTCCAACTGGAAGAAGCTTCAGGAGGCCGAAGCCCGGGAGAGAGCCAGCCAGCAGGAGCACATGAATAATCTTTTTGACCGTGAGATAAGATCCATGTCCGATCCCGAGAAAGGGATTGCGCCATTCCAGACCAAGGATGGTGATGCAGCTTGGAATAAATCGGTCAAGGATCGGATCGAGAAAGCCAGGACCATCTATGCCGGCGATATCCCGGCTGAAGAGAAGGCCCGCTATGCTGCTTTTTCTTCGGCCCTGCCTGAGTTTGAGAGGGCCTTTTCCGAGACCATGAAGGAGAACGCCCAACTCAAAGAAGAACTGGGCAAGCTGCGCTCGGCTGAACCGGGCCTGGAACAAGGCCAGCGGCAGACAACCGGAGAGAAGGAGTACGAAGGGTTGGGCCACGGCGAGGCTCTAGCTAAGATGATCGAGAAGGCCGGTGGATTTGCTGGCCGATGATTGTTGCACTTCCCGTCTGTGCCAAGGATGAGCACTTGGCTATTGCTAACCTGGAATGGTGCCTGAAGCTGGACGGTCCTGTGGAATTTACCTGCTTACTGACCCATGATACATCTTTCAACCCGGCTCATATCCTGTCTCTGGCGCGAAGTTGTTTCTCCAATGTCCTACCTTTCTGCTATGATAAATGGTCTGGTGATCCGAACTGGCCCTACCCGCAAAACTGGGCCTGGCAATCGACCGCCCGCTATCTGGCCAAACAAAACTCTGACTGGCTCTGGTGGGAAGCCGATTCGGTTCCGCTTCGTAAAGGGTGGTTACAAACGCTGCAAGAGGCTAAAGAAGACTGCGCCAAACCCTTCATGGGTTGCGTCATGTCCGAATGGGACGGGCACTTAAACGGGGTAGCGATTTATCCTCCAGACGTTCACAATTACACAATCAACGGCCTTCTCTGCCGCTCCCACCCCTTTGATGTGGTCATGTGCAATGATGTGCGCCACCACGCTGCGCATACTCCGTTAATCCAGCATGTCATTTCCTCTGAGGGTTGCTCTTTCCCAACCATCGAAAGCGTCAGCCGGCTGGTCAGTGATCAAGCTGTTCTATTTCACCGTTGCAAGGATGGCTCGCTCATCAAGCGCCTGGAAGAGAGCAAGAGCTGGCTAAAGTATGTCCCTTCCGTATTTAAGACTAAGCCTAAATCCAGGAAGTTAATCCCGATCATAGCCCACCTGGATTCCTCCAGTGGCTACGGGATCTTTTCTTCGCAGATGGCCTTGGAACTTCTCAAGATGGATTACGCGGTGGAGATCTTCCCGCCTTCCTGGAATGAGATTCACGGAGCTTTGGCGCCAGAGCTAAAAGCCTGCATTCGCAAACACCAGAACCCGCACGATTGGGATTTGGTCATTTTCCCCTGCGTGATCCAGCCGGCTAATTTGGTGCTGGGTACACAGGCGCATGTTATGTCAACAATGTGGGAAGCCCCTCGTTTGGTTTCGACAGTTGATCCAAGAAGAACCAAGGCGGTTGAAGTAATGAATCAGTGCAAATTGGTTATCACTCCAAATTCATGGAATGCCTCCTCATTCTCTTCGTGTGGAGTAGATACTCCGATCAGAATTTGTCCAATGGGATTCGACCCGAATGTTTTTCCATTGGTGAAGAACGTTGTCATTGGGCCACTCGTGTTTGGTACAGCGGCTAAGACGGCAGGCGGCGGAATCAGGAAGGGTTTCAGTATTGTTGTAGAGGCTTTCCGAGTGGCGTTTCCAAAGGAGACAGACGTGCGTTTGAAGGTAAAGGCATTTGCGGAAGACCCGCCTATAGACACAGGCGGGGACAGTCGCATTGAGGTTCTTCAAACCTATGTCGAGCAAGCCCAGCTCGTGGAGTGGTACAAAACAATCAATGTGTTTGTTTCTGGATCTTCAGCCGAGGGATGGGGAAGGCACCAACACGAAGCGCAGTGCATGGGAAGGCCAGTCATTGGCGTGGATTTTGGAGGCGTGTGCGAATTCTTCAGCCATGAGAATGGATACGTGGTCGATTTCCGAATGGTTCCGGCAGAGGGCATCTACACCTCAATGGGTCAATATCCAAAACCTCTTATGTCCAGCATGGCTACTCAAATGCGTAGAGCTTATGAAAATAGAGATGAGTTGTCCAAAAAGTCAGAGATGGCAGCAGCTTCGGCTCGCAGATTTACACTCGAACGATGCGCCAAACAAACGGTAGAATACTTAAAGGAATTTGGCTTTCCGGTTTGACATCATTCCTAATAATCGTAATAGTCGTCGCATGAAACCTATTACGAAGTCAGAATGCAAATGCAAGAAGTGCGGTTATAAATGGACCTCCAGGGTATCGACTCCTAAAGCCTGTCCAGAATGCAAGTCTCGGAGGTGGAAATGAAAACCATTGCACTCACAAAGGGCTACGTGGCTCAGGTTGATGACGCCGACTTTGAGTGGTTGAATCAATTCAAATGGACCACCTGTGTTTCCCCAAATACTGTTTATGCTTATAGAAAGATTAACAATAAAACTGTGGGGATGCACCAGTTTATCCTAAATCCGCCTCCGGGATTTGAGCCTGACCATATCGACGGAGATGGGTTGAATAATCAGCGTTTTAATTTGAGGCTGGCAACCCATAAGCAAAATTGTGCCAATTCTAAAATCAGGAAAGACAACACCTCTGGAGTAAAAGGCGTAACATGGAGAGATAGAGACAAACGATGGAGGGTTACATTGCAATACAGGCACGTTGGAAATTTCAATACCTTGGCGGCTGCAAAAGTGGCGCGTCGCATGGCTGAGATTGCTGCCTACGGAGAGTTCGCACCAAATCGCCTATGAGAATGATAGAAAAGATCCAGAAAGAGCACGGTGCAGAAGCAGCTCTGGCTTTTAGGGCATTCGTTCAAGCATACTATGAGCTACGAATGCACCGTAAAAATGATACAGCTCGGGAGATTTGGAGTAGGGTCAATGACGAAGTGGGAGGATCAGCTATCTCCTACGCCAATGACCGGATAGATGAGTGGCTTAAATGAAAATCTGTCTTGGCATGATTGCTCGTCCAGTTGAGAGCCTGCTATCTGTTTGTTTAGGACCCGTTATATCTCACTTTGACGGTTTGATTATCTTTACAGGACCTGACCCAAAATGGGTGGGAGATGTCTCGCCACTTGTTCATCCACCCAGATGGTTCACGCTGCAATTGTATGAATGGAAACATGACTACGCAGATGCCCGCAATGCTTTGATTGGACGTGCAGAGAGTTTGGGATATGACTGGATGATGACACTAGACGCTGATGAATCTATGCTTCCTGACGATCTAATAACCCTGCGTAAATATGTGGAACTTGGAGCTTGTGATAACATTATTGTGCCGCGTTACGAATTTGTAGATGACTTCGATCATTACTGTCCTTGGTTTTATCCTGATTGGCACGCACGAGTTTTCAAATTGAACGCGGGCTATCATTATGTTGGAAAAGTTCACGAGACTTTGGTTCGTGGCCCCAGTCAAGTTCATGCCAAGGATGTTCCCAACTCCGTTAAGGCTGCCATGTGCCCCGTTTTCCACTATGGAAAGAGCAAGCCTTCTTCAGATGTTTGGCTGAAACATAACACCTATGACAGGCTGGCAGGAGGACTTGCTCCGTTGAATGAATTACCACCCGGAACAGCACTGCCGGAGTCTTGGTCTTTGGGATATGGGAAAGTTAGATTTCTTGGGAACAAGCCTTTATGAAATACGGCGCTCGGCTCGATGAATTCTGGTTGGGAAAATGGGGCAGGATTCAGTTCTACCAGTGGCTTAATCCCAATGAGCGAGGCCAGAATTTCACCCAAGGCACAATTGACTGGCTGGCTAATTTCATAAATGCGGGAGACACGGTAATTGACATTGGAGCCTATACGGGAGATACCGCCATCCCAATGGCGGTTGCTGCCGGCAAGACTGGAACCGTTCATGCCTTTGAGCCCAATCCAGCCGCCCTGGAAGTCCTGATGCAGAACGCTACCCTTAACCCGGATATTGCTTCAATCATCGTCTATCCATACGCTATCGGAACCACAAGGGGAGATGCTGTATTTCGATATCACGCCGAGCAAATCAATGGGGGCTTTTTAACCGAAGGCGCTCCTGTCCCGGTAAAAAGAGTCAGGCTCGATGAGTGTGATATCACCGGCAGGATTTCGTTCGTCAAATTCGATACTGAAGGCGAGGATGGGGTCCTGCTGGCAGAATTTAATAACTGGCTATCGCTGCGCAAGCCTGTGGTTCAGGTCGAGCGTTTTCCTCATTTGAACGAGTGCCAAGTCAAGCAACTTTGGAAAGCGATAGACACTTACGGTATTCCGTCAATGGAGGGAGACTGGAATTTTTCCAGGCTTATGAGTCTGCCGGATGTTCTTTGCAACATTATGGTCCGACCTTATGTCGGAGTTTGTGTTTAAGCAAACCGGTTGTTGTCCTTTTTCTCTGAGCCTGAACCCGATCCGACTCACTTCCAGGTCCCAGCATAGTTGGTCCCGTAGGAAGTCCAGCATCCTGTAGATGGTCTTGATTGAGACCTCTTCTTCCCCGGCCAAATCCTGGGCAATGATCCACTTGCCATCTTCAAGCCGTTTGGCGATCCTATGGAGTCGGCCAAGGACCGTCAGCACATGCGATGTTCCATGTGGCACAACTCGTTCCATCTTTGAATTAACCTCGCCCAACAAACACCCACAGGATCTGGTTTTGCCTTGAGTCAACCGGGTACAGGTTGTGATCGTCTCGCGACCACAATCGCACCGGCATAGCCATAGGCTCTTTCCCCAGTTGTCTTTGCCGTGCTCTGAGGTCACGGTTAATTTTCCGAATCGCTGGCCGGTAAGATAAGCAGGGGCTGGCATGATCTGTTAATGGTTAGCATATCACATCGCCTCGAAACGCTCCTAACATCATCAGGATACAGAGCACACATAAGCCCGCGCTTAACCAACCAAACATCCTGAAGAAAAATAACCAAAAAAGAAGGGGGATAGTAAGGGGGATTTTTATGAACTGAGTCAAGGAGCTTTATCGTTAACGCCCAAAACTATTTTTGTAATGCCTGATAACCCCTTACTTTAACGTTAACGTTACTTTAATCAGTTGACAGTCTTCGTAAAGTAGTCCACTCATCTTCTCGGTAGTAAGGATAGTTGGCTATCGCTTGCCTGGCTTTGGGCAGCCAATCGTCTTAACGACCTTTCGGCCTTCATAGTTCCCGGCCAGAACAAATCATCGGAAAGACTCTCGCTACGGTGTAGCGGTCTTGAGTTTTTTCTCACCTAGTTTCATTCAGAAACTCTTGATTGTTTATGGCTTGCACGGCAGTAACAGACATAGTAGTGCGGGAATCAGGTAGATACCTCGCCGAATCAATTTATCAGCGTAATTTCGCCACCTCACCCCAGATTCAACTCATGCCCCGTGGCACATTTCCTAAGGGAATGGGGGACATACTCAATATTTTAACCTACGAGCGTTCAGCTCCTCTGGAAGCCGCCCCAGCCTGGACTGATGTTGTAACCGTAGACGGAGCCGAGGGTGGCGCCTGTTTACCTCCAGTTACCAAGGTTGGGATTGGATCAACCACGCGCAATTTTAACCTCCAGCGCCGAGCCTTGGAAGGCCCTGACTTCTGCGCGGAGGATCTTCGCACTCCTTTTGAGCTGGCCCAACAGCTCAATTCGATCAGCGATATTCTGGCTGAGTATTCAAGGCTGGAATGGGAGATCCATGATCGGCAGGAATATTTCAGGCTGGTGAAGCGCAAAGTCGTGATGGGTTGTCCTCCGACTGAAAGCAATACCAGTGCAGCCACTTATCCGGCTGTCTGTGCCACTTCAATCCTGACTCAGGGCATCCTGGACCGTTATGCAGCCAAGTTATTCCGGGATGGCGCCATGCAGTCTGCGATGGCGCGGGACAATGGCCGGCCAGTGCTGACCCTGATCACGAGTTGGGAGACCAGCCAAAACCTCATCACGCTCAATGCCGATATGCGCCAGGATCTGCGCTGGGCAGAGCCAAATGAACTTCTCAAACCATTGTTGACCAATAACCGGGTCTACCGTGGGTTTGTTCACATCATTGATCCTTATCCTCGCCGATTTACATGCGCGGGCGGGGTTTACACCGAAGTCCCTGCTTTCATGACGGCATCAGCCAGCAAGGGCAACAAGGCTGAAGTCAATACGGCCTATGAAAGTGCTCCTTACGAGGAAACGGTCGTCAAAGACCCGATGGTGATGAAGCAGTTGATTCCCGAGCCGATCACCAATCCGGCCCCTAACTTCCGGTTTGATCCTGTCACCTATACGGGTTCCTGGAAGGTGCAGAACATCCAGGACCGTATCTGTAACCCGGATGGCAACATTCTCTATCATCGAGGGATTCTGGCGGCGGCTTCGATGCCGATTCATCCCGAACGCGGCATTGCTTTCGTTCATCTCCGTTGCGACCCGGCTTGCGCTGGCGTGACGAGCTGCCCGAGCTAACCATTAACCAGATAAAGGAACTCTTTTTATGGCTACTCTAAATTCTCGCAATCCGATGGGTCCAAGTATTCAAACCACTGATGCGACCGTTACGACACTGGCTGATATACAGACCAGACCCGGAAAAGCTTACTTTGTGAGGGCAAATATTATTGCCTTGGATGTGCCACTTCTTCAGGCTGCGAGCTATCAGCTCAGCGGTACATTTTTCACCACGGCTGCTGGAGTGTTGGCGCAGGTTAGCACTACCACATCAGTCAGTTCCAATGAAACCGATAGCAACTGGGCCTGTATCATGGAACCCAGCGGAACCACGATTAGAATCAGAGTCACGGGCGAGGCTGCTACCTTGATCAATTGGCGAGCCAATGTTGATACTGTAGTAGTGGGACTTGACGCATACAATACTTAGGCATAATCCGGCAGGGTTACTAAGCCGGTTTTGCTCTTATGCCCGCGTACTTTCCAGAGGGCGACGATGCTACGCCAATGGATAGCGAGCTTCGTTCTCTGCATAAGCTCTGCTCGCTTCTTTTCATTGCCAATGGTGATATGGGGCCATCCTTCTATCCCGAAGGATCTGAACCGATGCCCGGAGATGACGAGGAGCGATTATACATCAAGATAAATGCCTTGAGGTCCTAAAGAGAAAGTCAAAATCCTGTGCCAAGTTTTTTCCCAGAAGATAACGATGCGATGCCGTTTGATTCCGAGCAACGCTCTCTCCAAAAGTTAGTCAGCCTTGGTCCTGGAGGTGGGGGAGGCGGTGGGTCTCAGGAAGTGTTTTTTGGCTCCGGAAACCCCAATGGAGTTGTCACTGGCACCCGTCCGGCTGTGTTTTACACGGCTGCTGGGGCTTATTGGATCAAAACTTCTTCAGGAACAAACAATACCGGCTGGGAACAGGTCATCGCATGAGAATTCTATTTGTCATTGCCGCAATCGGAATGGCTCACTTCCAAATATATGCGGCGGCTCCCCCTGCTTTGCAGAGGAATATTCTGACCACAAATGTAGTTACTCTTGGATCTGGATTAAGCTTGTCAGTGGGAAATGTTTTGAGTTCCAGTGGTGGATCAGCCTCTTTCCCTCTAGTTGCCAATGCTGATGGAAACAATTTCTCCATCACAAACCTAGCCGGACTCTCAGTGAATGGCAGCGGAGCAAATGCAATGGATGCGCTCGTGCTAACGAATAGTTTGATGATGCTCAATGTGACGGCGGGCAAGATTGCGATTTATGACGCACTCAAGAATCTGACGAACAGCGCACTGGCCATAACCGACCTAGCTCCACTGGCCGATCCAATCTTCACAGGCTCCTTACAGCTTCCCAATGGCGCAGCTCCAACCACCGATGCCTTTGGTGAGATAGCCGGAGACAACAATATCTGGGGAGTAGGTAGAGGAGCGGTTCAATTCTATGATGGCACAGCAAATACTTACTTAGTTGGAGTGCTCGCAAGCGACACTCCGGCAAATGGTCAAGTTCCAACCTGGAATACAGGTGGAACCATTACCTGGGAAACTCCAACTGGAGGCAGCGGCGGAGCAACCACGACTACGCAAACTAACTTTGTACTCAACACGGTCTATACCAACGGCACTCAGACAGTTCTTGCTAGGGCTACAGCAGCATTAACCGGCGCAGCAGTAAACGGAGACTCCGCAATAGACCTCATGGTGGACCAAGCTGGCGGGAGCACATTTGCTCTTCTAGCCAGAACGGAAATCTCTACGGCGGCTCTGGGTCTGGCTATCCAGGTGACGAACGACATCACCGCGGTTCTGGTCCCACTGGCAACTTATTATTGGACTAACAGTTCTTCAGGCTCCGGGAATTCTGCGGTGATTGTGGGTGGCACTGGCCAGACCGTGACGATTTCAAGTGGGACCAATGGAGTTGGTAGTGGATCATCGGACAATTGGTCGTCTTCTGGAACAACTAACTCGACTCTGGCTGGAGTTGGATCAGCCAATCAATTGATAGGAACTAATGGGCTGTTCGGTCCTTATAACTCAACCACGGCGGGTAATACTCTTAGAACCTACAAGTACATCCAGTTGTTTGCTCCAAGGCTCACCGACGGAACCGGGGCAACTCTCAACATCGCAACCAGCACTTCCTCAAGCGGTCTTTCCGGGCAGGCAACTTTCTCTGCATCGGCAGCCACCAATGCAAATTATGCGGCCTACTTCATGTGGGTTCCCACAGACATTGATACGACAGTGGAAATGACTGCTGACTTTGCTGAGAGCATTGGCGCCGACACCAATCAAAGGAAATATTCCATCGCAATGTATTCGCCTGCGGCCTCTGCGGTCAGGAGCAATGTTCAAACCGCTTGCAGTAACTACATCCTTTTCAATTCTCCGACCGATGCCGCTGGAGCTGCTTCAGACGTGGAATATACTACCGGCATTACTTTGACTGGTTGGGCGGCGGCGATGGTTCCGGGTCAATACGTTCAGATCATGCTGGCCCGTGATGGGGCCGGAGATTCATCCAGCGTAGCCAGTTCAACCATGCTGCTCTCAATTCGCTATATGGCAAAGTCACAATGAGGATTGTTCCCATCTTGATCCTGGTCGTCTTTCTAGGGTTCACCGCTCGCAGCGTCGTGACTTTCAACGGCAAAATTACCTTGTCGGGGAAAGCAACATTCGGAACCAACACGAGCGGAGGGACCAACCCCCTAACCATTCCTGATGATCTTCTTGGATGGTGGGATATGAACGCGACGAGCCCGCCTGATTTGACTACAAACAATCTTGACGGAAATGGAGTTGGAATCGTTTCGGGTGATATAATTGTTGGCCACAATGCCTCGCATAGCGCGATTGTCTTCAGCGGAACCAAACGGGTTGACCTGGAGAATTTCGATGGGCGAGAGACCAATGCTACAGGAGAAACAAACAATCTTGCTGGGCTGGCCCTGGATTCAGATGGAACTTTCTGGCTGGCTAATTTCTGGGACGGTTCGATTCATCATGTCACAACGGTTAACGCGCCCAGCCAATACGAGTTTGTCACCCTCTCCACGGTGACACCTTTCACAAGCGGAGACGGGATTCAGGGGATTACGATTGATACCTGGGACGACACGCTCTGGTGTGCCGGGTTCACGACTAAGAAAGTTCTGCATTGCACCAAGGCTGGTGTGCCAATCGCTAATGGGTGGACCTTATCCTACAACATCAACCATTGCGCCTACGAGCCTGGGCGCAGTTCGCTTTGGGTGGTTGAGAATGTTTCGGGAGTTTCACAAAAGCTACATCGCTTTAATACCAACGGAGTCGAACAGGAAGTTGTCACCTTAACTGTCCCATCAAATCAGACAGCAGATGGCATCGCCTACGACGGCGTGAATGACTGCCTGTGGGTGACGTGCGATGTTTCCAGTGCCGGGGATTCCAAGATTCACAAGGTCAACAAAACCACGGGCGCAATTATCACCACACTGACCACGACCTATGTTTACATCGAGGGCATTGCGGTTGACTCGACCGCTACTCACCTCTACGTCGATTTCAATGCCTTCTCCCATGAAGCCTATCATTCGGGCAACCGGATTTTGGATTTCAACACGAGCGGCACGATTCTGAACCGTCCTCTGACAAACCAGATGACGATTTCGCTCTGGTGCCGGCCTTATACAAACTCCATTGCGAATGAGGCGTTGATCGTGAAGGACGATACGAACAACACCGCTCGGGAGACGTTCTTAGTCAATCTTACCGCTACCCGGCAGGCATTCCGGGTCAACAACGAAGCCGGAACATCGTTCATTGTCACCAACACAACGGCTTTGACCGATACGAACCACTGGTATCATTCGGTTTCGATTCTATCCAATGCCACGATGATCAATTATCTGGATGGCGTGGCCGGGCCATCCATCAGCACGTTTACGGGAAACCTTCGTCCACTACAGGACGCAGTTAGGGTTGGGAGCAGGCTGGGTAGTCCGACTTTTGAAGGCGCAATTTCGGATGTCAGGATCTACACGCGCGCACTCACTCCTACTGAAGTGACGAATCTTTTTAACGAATGAGCCCTCAAAGTTTTTACACGCTCAATAATTTTTACACGCTTAAGAAGGCACGCGGTTTCATTCGCCGCCTGGACAACTTCTGCCGAATTGTTTTCGATAACGAAATTCTCTGGTCAATTTATCGAGAGGAACGCAGTCAGTATGAAACTCTGCGCGATTTCGTGTTTCGCTATCTCATTCTTAGGGCATCTCAAAAACATCGTTCCGATCCTGCTCCATGACCAGAATCATTATAGTCATCATTGTTATTTTGGCATTTAATGCCCAAGCCCAGCTTCGTTTCACCAAGGAGGTTGATACCATTGCCCAACTCAAAACCCTCAACACGCTGGATGTTAATAAGAGCTGTAACGTTAAAGGATATCTCGTTCCCAATGATGGGGGTGGTGGACTGTTCAACGCTGATCCCAATTCGGCTGAGGCTACAGATGCGGGTATCGTTATCCTTCCCAATAGCGGGGTAGGGCGCTGGCGGCGGGTTGTCCAAGGCCGGGATTATCATGCGCTCTGGTGGGGTGGTGTTAAAACCAACTCAGTCCTGCAAGCCGCCATTGATTGGGTCTCGGCCAATGGCTGGGGAAAAGTGATTTGCGATGGTGGCAGTTGGATCTTGAAGTGCGATGATTCAACCCGAATCCAGATCAAGACCGGGGTGACGCTGACCACGGCTGAGGATAGCCAACTCGAATGCGCGCCCAACCCGGCGGATAACTGGATACTGATCGACTTCCCGCTTGATGTTCATGATTGTCAGATAGGGCCTGCCCGCCTTCTGGGGTGGAACCTAAATCCTCCCGGAGGTGATCCCAACAAGACGGGTTTGATCTTTTCCATTCAGGATACTCGCAATGTCACCATCGGAGGTGTGCGGGCCAGCAATTGGTACTCGAGATACGCCGACGTGGGCTCTGGCAATTACAACCTCCAGTTGCTCGACGAGAATTGGGAAAGAACCATCAAGGGCTTGGGCGCACAGGTGGATGGATTAACCGATGACACTAAATCCGTTCAGGATGCCGTTTATTATGCCGAGCGCTACGTCGGTGAGGTAGTCTATCCCACCGGAACCAACATCTGCCTCCAAACCACAGTCTGGGTGACAAATGGAATTCCCATCAGGATTCGCGGGCACGATTCGAAGGTTGATGTTTTCTACAGCCAACCCGGAGACGTGACCAATAGCCGCTTGAGTGCCGCCTTCATTATTGGCTCGCATGGCGTCACGGTGGATGGGCTCAACTTCAGAAACGTCTCGACCAATTACAATCCGATCACAGAGGAGAGCACCACGACGGGCTATTACATCCCGATCAATATTTATCTGGCTACCAATGTCGTGATCCGCAACTGCACCTTCGACGTTCCCACGGGCAAGGGAATTGTCAGCAGCGGCAGTTACGGGGTCTTCGAGAACAATCGTTTCCTAAACGGATGCGGAATCACCTTTGGCGTGGGCCAGCCCCACAACTGGCTTTACTTCCAGAACACCGTTCCGCTGGGGGCTGATCAGATTTATCTCTCTCCCATTGGTTGCCGGGTAACGGACAACTATTTCACCGGGAGCAATGCTTTCAAGAACATCGTCTTTTTCTCTGCCGCCAACCGCTTCACCTTTGCGCGCAATAAGATGATCGACATCTCAACACCGATCAATCCGGTGCTGGTCTACACAGGCGACCTGGGCACCACCGATTCGCGCGGCACCAATGTGACGATTTACGAGGGGACGATCAACGATAATACAATCCAAGGCAGTTTCGGAGGAGCTGCCATTCGCTGCACCTTCATAACACCAACCAACTATGTCCCGGCCACCTTTGATCCTGACACGATGGTTTCAGCCATAACGATCAACAACAATCACGTGGATGGGATCGGGCGCGGCATCGAGCTGGTTGACGCCAAGGGGACCAAAATCAACGGCGGTGATTACCGCGTCACTCAGGAGATGTTGGCTCTCTACGGGGACACGGACGGGGAAGAAGTTAGCGGGAGCTATTTTGAGACGACCGGGGCCAGCACCACGGGCTCCTGCATCGTGTTCGGAAACTCCTTCCTGGCGCCAGTTAATTTCAGAAACGTCCGGTTCCACAAATCCAAGTTTGTCGTGGGACCACAAAATGAGTTCTGGTTCCGCACAATCGGCGCAACTGTGGACAGCTTCACGGTGGATACGTGCGATGTTGTCTTCCTGGGGGCCAGCGGTGCTGGAGATGCACCAGGGATGTTGCAACTCACTCAGACCACTAATTATGTTTCGCTGCTCAACAACTATTTCTATTCGAGCAACAACATGACCGGGCGCCGGTTGATCGCATTGACTGGCACCAATTGCGATTTCAATCTCCTGCGCAACACATTCATTCCCCTATCCAGCACAGCAGCCCCACGCGGGCCGGTCATCAATGGTCGGACTGTGACCGTCATTGGAAACGATCTGCGCAATATCGAGATTGCAGATGCCCGGGATCTGTTCGTCTCGGACAATTACATGATGTACGGAGATGTTTACCCCCCTCTGGACGTGCAGAATGCGGACCTTTCCGTCATCAGCAACAATAGGATTTATCACACCAATTCTGTATCTGCTTTGGCGGCTCAGGTTTCCTCAACCAATTCCACCTTTGCCAACAACATCGTGCGGGGTAATTCAGGCAGCGACATTGTGATGAGCCTCAAGGGCAAGATGTACGTGCACAACAATGTCATCAGGAATATTGGTGCTGGCTTTATCTATCCCACGGCAGCCGGAACCGGAAGCATCTCTGACGATATCTACGAACATCCTTTGAATGTCAATCAAGGCACTTATGCCGGGGATGGGTTGAATCTGCAACGCTCTGGCAGCATCAATAAGTTTGCTCTCTTGATGGATGACGGCGATGCGCAGTACCACGTCAGGACCAACACCGCTTCCTATCTGGGCGGCCATAATTTCTGGGTGCGAAAGGCTGATGGTACTGAGGTTCCGGTGTTGAGGTTGGTTCCAGGTACGCCTCCAGGGGTTTATTTTGGAGACGAGACCAATGCGGCCCTGATGAAGATATCGGCCTTCACCAACGGGCTAATATATGTCGATGACAATGGCATCGTCAGCAAGGTGATAATGGGTGGCAACATGACCTTCGTAGCCGGCACGCTTAATTCGACTGGAGGTGGTGGAGGTGGATCTACCAACGATACGCCGTGGGCAATCGACCATGATGCCAACCAGCTCTCGCTGACAAATCTAGGTGGCCTGCGAATGAGTCACGCCAGCGGCACGGGTATCTCAATGCTGATGACCAACACCGAGGGTTCTTACACAATGGGCGCTGATGGTGGTGGGGCTTCCTTTGATATCTCCGACAACACGGCAACTTTTGAATATCGGCTCAACACAACTCCGCTGGTCAATTTTAGCCTAGCTGGAATTCGTCCAAGGACAGGCTCGCAGACTGTCGGCATAAGCACCGATCCTTTCTTAAGTGCTTTCCTCAAAAGTACCGGGGTAAATATTGGAGGAATCAACATTCGATCCGGGAGCGGCTCGCCTGAAGGGGTGCAAACTGATCCGGTAGGTTCGATCTGGATCAGAACCAACGGCACGGCTGGGCTAATATTTTATGTCAAGGAAACCGGGGTATCCAACACTGGCTGGGTCGCAATGAAGTCTGGGGCAACCGGCACGGTTCCGACAATGATAGCCATCGCTTGCTCGGATCTAACAACGCCTTTGGTGGCCGGCACGTTTAAAGGATATATCAGGGCACCTTACGCTTTCACAGTGACCGGGGTTAGAGCGTCGCTTTCATCGGCTCAAACCAGCGGAACGATTCTCACCTGTGATATAAATGAATCAGGAGTTTCGATCCTTTCCACAAAGCTGACTATTGATAATGCCGAAAAAACATCCACAACGGCAGCTACGCCTGCGGTTATTAGTGATACGTCAATTGCTGATGATGCAGAGATATCGGTAGATATTGATTCGGTTGGGACAAGTCCAGCAGGGCTCATCATCGAAATTTCTGGCTTGCGTTAAGCAACGATTTTATGAGGCTCTGGTCTATATTATTTCTTGTTTTTGTCTCTTCGGTTCATGGGCAAAGTATCTTCATCAACTCATACGCTTTCTCGGCTCCGTCCAGCTTGAACATCAGCTTGGTCTCGTTCTGGAGTTTGGAAGAAGCATCCGGCACAAGATTTGATGGCGAGCCCACGCCAACAGTTCAAGACCTCACCGACAACAATACCGTCACCCAGGTTGCTGGAATAGTTGGCAACGCGGCTTTCTTTACGGCGGCTAATAGTGAGTTCCTAAGCCATGCCGATTCAACTGAGTTATCCAGAGGTGATTTTGATTGGACGATTACAGGGTGGTCAAAAGCTCTGACTCTTACCGGCAGCGAGACCATCGCCTCGCAATGGTCTGTGACACCAAGCCAGCAAAGATCATGGCGACTTTGGTTCAACAGCGGAACCGGCAAGTACACGTTCTCCGTGTCGCCTGACGGGATAGCCAGCACTGATTTACAGGATACGGTTTTCGGAACACCCTCGACCAATACCTGGGATTTTCACGTCATAATCCACGATTCGGTGAACAATCAGATTTCGATTCAGACCAATGCTGGCACGCCAAATACTTTGGGCTATTCCACTGGAATTCACGATTCAACCGGGCCATTTGATATTGGGGCGCGTGGAACAGCCGGAGCCGATTTCTGGAACGGCGCACTCGATCAAATTGGAATTTGGAATAGAGTTCTTACCGCTGCGGAAATAACAGCTCTGTATGGTGGTGGAACAAATCCTCCAACCTGTTGCCCTTTTCCATAAATTAAATGAGAGCGTTTCTAATAGTAACAACCATATTGCTGATATCCGCAACATGGTCCCGCGCCGAAGACTTAAAAGAACTTCAGACTCGCATCGACAAATGGTGGGAAGAGAACGGCAAGACCATCAGTGCGGCTCAGGACGAGTACAAGAAGGATCACCCCGTTTATTTCCAGGGCCTCAAAACTCATGCGGTGGTTCCAGACCAAAAGGAGGACAAGACAGACGACAAGATTCCAGACAAGGCAAACGCCAAGCCTTCCGGCCAAGCCGAATCGTGGGTTGATGTGGTCCCTGCCATAGCGGCGGAGGTTTTGCCCTGCGCGTTGACTATTGATGTTTACGATGGGCCTCAAGGCAAGGGGTACGTGGTTACTCTCTTGGTCAAGTTTGAGGGGGTAGCCTACGTGAAGCGGGTTAACACCGGGCCGGAAGCAGAGCGCGATTTGGAGTGGACGGAATACAAAGAGGAGCAACTTGAAATTAAGTAAACATTGCTGGTTCCAAATTATACTCTGCTGGCTGTGGGTATCATTGCCCGTGTTTAGTGCTTCCCAACCAGACCGCCCAAGGCCACCGTCGATCCAGCCTGTCACTACGACTAACTTCGTAATTACGGCGGGTAACCCCGCAACGGTTCAGGGGCCAAGCGCATTGCTGCCGATTGTGGCTACTCTCTCGGTTGTGGGTGGTGTGACTAACGAGATCCAGACCGAATGGTCATTCTTCAACTCTCCCGGAACCGTGGTGTTTGATAGCAGGAATGGCCTAACCAATCTGGCCCAATTCCAGGCACAGGGCCGCTACAGCTTACGCTTCAAAGCCAGGAAGGGGGCTTACGAGAATGAATCTACCTTTGAGGTGTTCATCACCGATCAGAACATCACTAATTTCATCCCCACAATCACTCTAACCAGCCCTCCAAATGGATCTGAGTTTACCGCGCCCGTGGATATCCTGATAGTAGCCGATGCTCAGGACCGGGATGGAACTATAACCAACGTGGTCTTCTATAGCGGATCGACTCCGATAAAGACCAACACCTCCGCGCCCTGGAGCATGGTCATCAGCAACGCAGCGGCGGGTAACTACGTGTTTGCTGCTAATGTCTGGGACAATCGCGGGGCAACCAATATCTCCACATCGGTTTCGGTCGTGGTTCGGCCTCCTGGCACACCAATCCTTACCCCTCCCCTTGTCAATATCACGATCCCCACCAACCAAATGGCTTTTACGGCCCCGGTCACATTCAATTTCACAGCCACCGTGGTGGATCTGGATGGGCTGATTGCCACCGTCACCTTTAGCGATAACGGAGTGGTGCTGGCCGTATTGACTCCGGCTGATCTGGAATGTGATCCCGACTCAGGGGTATGCGCGCCTTACGAGGTGAGCTTATCTCCATCGGTGGGCCTTCACACCATTCAAGTCACTGCCCTGGACAATGACAATCTCCAATCGGTGGCCAGTGCCACCTTTACAGTTTCCAATCCGCCAAATGCTCTGCCAACTGTTTCCCTGGTTTCTCCGGTCAATGGATCGACTGCAACGGCGCCAGCCACCATTTCGCTCATAGCCAATGCCAGCGACACAGCTCCAGGTACCATCGCTCATGTGAGGTTCTTCGTGAATGGGGTGCAGTACGGCGCAGATACGACTGATCCTTATTCATTTCCTGTGACCGGGTTGGGGGTCGGAACCTATGCGTTCTATGCTCAAGCTGTGGATGACCAAGGTGGAGTCAAGAATTCCAACACCAACACCGTGACAGTTAATCCACCACCCGGCACGCCTCCGGTGGTGTCTCTTACCTCGCCAGTCAATAATCAGGCATTCGCAGCCGGCTCAACCGTGACCCTCTCGGCCAATGCCACCGATGATGGCAGTGTGACAAATGTGTCCTGGTACTCAGTGGTCCTCTCTGATCCTGATCCGGTCTTCCCGCCAACGGTACAGGGCGAGACCTTGATTGGATCAGACACAACGGCGCCCTATTCAATCTCGTGGATACCTGCCTCCAGTACCTATATCCTGATCGCCAAGGCATGGGATAATCTTGGACTTATATCCACGAGTTCTCCACCTGTGACAATCACAGTCAATCAGCCGATCCCGCCCGTGGTGCAACTGACCAGCCCAGCCAATAATGCTGTCTTCACGCAAGGCGATACCATCGCCATGACTGCCACGGCGAGCGACCAGGATGGCACGGTGACGAAGGTTGATTTCATGCAATTCCAGCCGGATGTCTTCATCGTTTCCGATAGTTCATCTCCCTATACCGGGAACTGGGTGGGCGTTCCGGCTGGATCTTATTCGCTGGTGGCTAAGGCTTACGACTCCAGTGGGTTGACCACTATCTCTACAGCAATTCATATCACGATCAACGCCACCCCGCCACAGCCCGTCGTGGTGGATGCCGGGCCATTCCCCACGGCGACTTTGAGCCCTTACAAGACCTACTTCGACACCGAGTACGTGGCGCAGTCGGCCAATTTCAACTCTCTGGCGGCCAGTGGTACCGGGGCCAATTACTCGACTTTGCAGCTTGTCATAGATGGAACGATTTCCATGTACGAGGGCACGCGGGAAACCAATTACCTCAACCGGGCCTTGATCTGGTGTGAGACAATGATCAGCCGGGCAACGGTCTTTGATACGTCGGGGCTGAGGAACTGGGCTGGAACATGGGCCTCGCCTTACTCTAGTACCAACATCGCCTTCCAGATCGAGGAATTCACAGCGGGTATGAGTATGAGCCGGGCAGCGCGACTTGTCTTGGCTGACCCTGATCTACGCGCGGTCTTCGGGGCGCGGGCCACGGCAATCTACAATTTCGTTCGGGATCATATCGTCAATAAGAACTTCGTCACCCGGCCTAGTTATCCAGCCTATGCGGATTGGAGCCAGAACACGGCTTCTCCGACCTCGGACAAACCGTTGCTTGCCTTGCGCCTGATCCTGGATCTGAAATCCATGTCCGCTCTTTTGGCCAATTCCGATACCGCCACCTATGGCTGGGCAACCAAGGCGACCGAACTGGCCGAAGGCGTGAAGGACTACAATGGCAAGGAGGCTAGGTTTCTGCCCTGGCAATTCCCCAATGCTTTGATCTGGGGTCACGGCAAGACCTGGCAGACCTACAACGATTTTGACACAGATCACGGCAATCGGCTGGCCTTTGCCGTTGTGCAGGGATTCGAGCAAGGCCAAACCTTTACCTCGGCTCACGTCACTGGGCTCTCCGAGCTTCTGACCAAAGTCTTGTGGGATGGATCAACTGGAAACCCACAGGTTAGGAACTTCATGGATGGCAGTAATGGAGCGTTCGGAACAACTCCAGCTTTCGGAAACGGCAAGACCTACGATGGCTTCTATCTCTTGGGTGGGTACAATACCAATGTTCTTAACTTCTCGAAGTACACAGCCCTAGCCGTAAAGAACGGCGTAGTAAATCCCACCCTTACCTATCAAGGAACCTCCTATGGTCGAACCGCGATGAGCGGGCACATTGCCCGCGACGTGGCGCTTCTTGAGTATCCCCCATTTGCGATCCTAAAAGGAACCGTGAGCGGTTCCGGCACAACTGGGACTAATTGGACCCATGTAGCCGGTCCTGGTGGATACACAATCCTCACTCCGGGCAGGCCCAACACCGTGGTTCTGTTCAACAATCCAGCAGCGGTAGGCTCTCATACTTTCCGTCTAACGGTCACCTCAGCGACTCCCACGGTCAGCGATGATGTGGTGGTGACAGTCCAGGCTGAGCCTCCGTTTGGTACGATCGGGCCAGGAACTCCACCTGTCACCAACTCCATCAACCAATTCAGCCGACGGTATATTTTCTACCGAATGTCTGGTTCAGCGCCGAGTGGTGGATTTGGAAGTGCCGCACAGTACACCAGGATCACCAACATCATCCAGAGGGGCGCCAGTGTGGGTTACAACGGGATAGTGGTTCAAGATGGCAGCACCATGTTCGGCGCGGCTCCAGGTGCAACGGCTCTTGCCAATCTGTCCTCAGCCGTAAGCTATGCCAATTCGCTGGGCGTCAAATTCATCCCTTACAGTTTTAGCCAGAGCGAGCCGGTTTCGTCCTCGCTTATTGATTTGAGAGAAGCTTTTCCGGTGGTTGATACCAAATTCATTCGCTCAGGTTCAACAGCCTTGCCCGTAGGAGATCCATCGCCAGTGCTGGTTAATCCTGGATTTGAGACCTTCACCGGCAACAGTCCCAGCAACTGGGGCGTTGATGATCCGGGAATCAAGACCTTCGTGGATTCAACCATCAAACATGGCGGATTGGTTTCAATGAAGATTGTTAATCCAACCGTTTCCCCCAATAAGGGCCGCCTCTCTCAGAGTATTGCTGTTGTGCCTTTCCGATCTTACAAAGTGTCGGCATGGATCAAGACCCAATCGTTGTCGCCCTCCAATCTAAGGTTCTATGTTCAGGGAAATTCCAATGCCCGCGTGCTTAGTAGCTGGCTTGGAGCTTCCTCGCCTCCAGCTACACAAGACTGGCTTGAGTACGTAAACGATTTCAACAGCTTGGAAAACACCTCGGTCACGATCTGGATCATGTCTGGATCAAGTGCTACTGGAACATTCTGGGTTGATGATGTGGCCGTCACTGAGGCTGGCCTATTCAGTACCGTCAGACGAGCCAGCCTGCCTGTAACTGTTAAGCTCTATGCCGGATCTCCAACTTATACAGAGGGCTCAGATTATGTGGTTGGGAATCAATTACTGACCATCCCCGGGGGTTCAACCATTCCGGTTGGGGCTAGCCTAAAGGTTAGTTGGTTTGAATTGGCAGAGCCGGAAAATCCATCCCAGCGACCTGTTCCGGGCAGCATTTGTAACGCGGATTTCTTCAATGTCTACACGACAAATGCCAGCCGGGTTAATGCGCGGACCTCTCCGACCGCCTGGATGGTCCGGGCCAATGAATGGCGCGTTGGGAATTGGGACCCAGCTTGTGGCAGCATTACGATGGGGCAGTATCTCTCCAATTTCGTGGTGAGAACCGAGGGGGTCATCAACGCGATCAACCCAAACATCGAGCGCTATTTCTGGTCAGACATGTGGAGTCCTTGGCATAACTCAAAAGTACAGTATGAATGCACCAAAGGAGATTTGCATGGTGACTGGTTGGGCTTTTCCAGTGGGGCAAATGGAGCTATCGCCGTCAACTGGAACAATGAAAGCAAGACGACGCCACCAATTAAATTCTGGGCTGGTATGGACCCGAGCTTTCCGAAGCCCTTCGGTCGCCAGGTGTTAGCGATTTACTATGACTCACTCACCGATTATTCAAAAAATTATGATGGTTGGGAAAGCGTGTTGGCACAGGCTGAAGCTCAGGGATTGCCAGGAAATGCTGTGATTGGGATTTTATTCACGAGCTGGAACACGGCGAGCGACGGATTTCCTGGCAATTATACTTACCTGGAAAGCACAGCTAACTATATTAAATCGAAATCGCCTTCGCGCTGGTTAACCGGCCCCGCATTTTGAGCAACTCTTTGCTTGTCACCATACCGTTTTGGCGGTATAACGGTTTAATGAATAAACCGAACTGGAATGATCATTTCGAGTACGACGAAACGAGCCCCACTGGGCTGCGATGGAAACAGGACCGGCCATATAATTCCCGAAGGGGACAGGTTGCCGGAACGAAAGGGGCTAAATATTGGGAAGTGCGTGTGTGTGGAAGCAATTATTACTGCCACCATATCATTTGGGAAATGTTTAACGGACCAATCCCAAAAGGAATGGAAATTGATCATGAAGACCGCGACAGAACACACAACAAGATCGTCAATTTCAGAGCCGTAACACATGCTCACAACTGCCACAATTCGTCCATGAGATGCGACAACACCTCGGGCATTGTAGGTGTGCGCAGAAGGGTGATTCGCATTTATGTCTTTTGGATGGCGCATTGGACTGAATATCCAAGTGGCGCATCGAGGCAAAGATTCTTCTCAACCAGGACCCACGGCGAGCAGTGGGCTTTCTGGCTAGCCCGTGAGTGGCGACGGCGAATGATTGAGGAACAGAACAAGAACGGAGCTAGATATTCAGAAGCTCATGGGAAAGAAAAGAAACCAAGTCCATTTTGGTTAGATCAACCAGAGCACGCAGCTTGGTTTGGTGATTATCGTCGCAAACATTACGCCCTCCAGAAGGCATGAAACTTAAAACTTCTGTAACGCTTTCGCCCGAGGCAATCAAGATCCTTTACAGGCTGGCCAAGAAAAGAGGAATCAGCAAGTCGGCTATCCTGGAAGTCATTATTCGTGAGTACGACGCATGAAGAAAACAAAAGACCGGCTGTAACACCCAGAAACAGCCGGTCTGCACTGACCTATTATGGAATGGTTGAGCGAATCAACCCTGGACTAGAAGCTATCATGATGGACGGTCAGAAGTCAATCTAATAGGCAAATCCTGCCGCGTATACAGATCGGTTAGTGCGTGGTTTGTTATGCAATATGGTAGACACCAACCTGGTAGCCGAGATGGTTAGACAAGTCATCGCCGAGAGCCAAAAATCTGTTCCATCAATATGGCCAACTGCCGTCAAGGATGTGATCACGATAATAACCCCGTGCCTTGTTGGGCTGGTGGTCTGGTATCAGAAGAGGCAGGATGCCAAACTCGCAGCAGTCACTTCTGCTACCATAAGTAACACGGTTGTCTCTGAAAAGACTGCTGGAACAATACTTGAGATCGAGAAAAGCGTGAACTCAGAGCGATCCAAAATGATCGAAGAGGTCAAAGCGATTACCAGGGCCTTTACCGAAGTGAGCAACAAACTGGCTGTGCTGGAGGAAAGACGCGACGTGGATGAGCGGGCCAAGGTTGCCATAGCCGCTGCCGCTGCCGCGATTGTGCATAACAAGGAACAGGTCGCACAAGCTGTTGAGGAATTTCGCAAACTGGAAGCCAAACCAAAGGCATGAGCGCCAAGTTGAAACTCAGCATTGCCAACTGGTCCCCGGCCATTGCCAAGGGGATCATGTGGATCGCCTCATCTGCCTTACTCGCTTTGCTTTCCAAGCTTGAGGGCCTCACGCCTGACAGGCTTGGCATGATGACGTGGGTTGACTGGGTGGTTATCGTTGCATTTGTGGGTGTTCAGGCTACCAATACAGGCATGGCATTTTTGGACCAGATCATCAAAAACAACGAACAAAAACTGATGTCGGAGGGCAAGATCCCCCCGCCTCCGAACGTAGAGATCAAACCAAAAGCATGAAAGGAACTATATGAACCTCATGGCTGCTGTTAGTAGTGATCCTTGGGTCAATGCACTGGTTCAAGTTATCGGTGTTGCCTTGTGCTTCTGGCTCTTATGGTGGTTGCTTGATTATCTCAAACTCCCTGATCCGTTTAACAAGGTGCTTCGTGTGTTACTAGCGCTGGCAGCAGTCGTATACTTAATACGACTGATCTTATCTATTACAAAATAATGTGACCAACTCCCGCGCCTTAACCTGCTTGATCTTGTATTTGGTGGGCTTGACCATCGGGTTCAAGATCTGTGCCTGCAAGCGCGAGAACGTAACCAAACCTTTAATAGCTATCCCGCGCAAAACCTGCTAGGGTGCTGGCATGAGCGAGCCCGAAGCTACCTTCCATGTCCCGATTTTCTGTGAGGTGCTGGACCGGCTGGCGCATGAGATCAGAGAGGCCCGCAAGGTTTCGGCAGCCCAGTTGGAATGGTTCAAGGCTCATTCCGGCAACGAAGATTTCAACGAGAAGCAGTTAAAGAGATTTTCCGAGCTGGATGGCTCGGTTAAAAGTGCAATCAAGATGGCTAAGGAAGAGATCCTGGCCCAGGTCAAACCAAAGGTTCGTTTCTGGATGATCACTATTGATCCAGATGAACCGATTCCCAAAGGATAAACAATGAAACTAGCAAAACCTCTCAAGCCGGGATTCCGGCGCCCGTTCACGATCACGCCAGACGAAGCTGTGGATGTGAATGATACGGGCACGTTCGTCAAGGTCAACGTCACCGCTGGTGATTCGACTGTGACCATTGATCCCGCCTCAACAGCAACCTCCATTAAGGGCTGGTTGAATGGTGATGGCGCCACCGGAGACAAGGCGGTTCAGTTCGTGGCTGATGGTCATGTTGGGGATGGGGACCAGCCGGTCTCGCTCGATGTGGAATTCACCGTGGCCAATCCTGATGCAACTACGCTGGGATTCGCTGAAGGAACTGACGAGCCAATTCCAACATGATCAAGCGCGGATTTTCGCCATCGCCATCGCCATCGCCGTCACCAGCTCCGAATCCTGGCCCGGCACAGCCGATGCCGCCAGCTCCTCCAATCCAGGACACGCCCAAGACAGTAGCCAACTGGATTCCGGTAGCTATCCCGCCAAAGGTTGAGAAGACTTACTTGATATGGGTGCGCCAGGGTGGCTCAGTTCTGGCGGGTATTATAGCCACCTCTGTTTACTATCCATTCGTAAAAAGGTGGGAGATCACGGAGGATCTGGGAGAGGGCGAGCAGGTTGATCTATGGGCTGATGTGCTCTCGCCATTCTGGTATGCAGCCCCAGAGCCCGGCAGTCCGCCCACTAACCCCACTACTCCAAGTTGAAAACCTTTGGCTGTTTGGCCGCGCTGGTCCTTGTTTGTGTAACCGGGTGTATCTCCCCGAACAAGGACCTCGCGGCTGTTATTAAGCAACTGGCCGCCGATCCAGCCACGGTCAACCTGCGCGTCACCAGTGTTTACGGGTCTGTCTACTTCACGCGAACAGCCCCAACCACCAATAGCTTGGCTCACACGGTGGGGCCGGATGGAACCGTGACGGTGGGTAAGTGAGCCACTGGCAGGGATTCGAACCCTGCATGGGGTCTAATGGAGCCATGCCTCCACCCCGGTTTAACCCGGTAACACCCCTTCGGAACATGGCCTACAGAGCTTCCCGCGTGCTCAACAGTGGCAAATCATTTGATGGCTCTATAAATTGACCGTGGAGGATTCTTCCAGTTGCAGTGTCGGCAAAATCCAGTCCAACAGTTCTCGAATTTGAATCGCATTGCCCACCATCTCGGTTTGATTTTCCTCATAAGCTTGATCGTAGCCGGTTGTCAGACTACTCCAATCTCGGCCCCATCCAACGAACTCCAGACCGAAACCCTGCTCCTTCTCTGCGAGCACGCGGTCTTTGCCGAGGCCAGCCGACGCCCAATCCAGCGCGAAGATTTCCAGAACTGCCTGGATATCCTGGACGTGATGCTGGATGACCCTATTTCGCGCAAGAACCTATGCCAGGCGCTTCTATTGATGGGGGTGCGCGACTTCATAGCTCCTGATGGCGGATTGATCAAATTGAGCGAGAAAGACATCCTTGTTAATGGCAGATCCATCAGTGACGAGGTGGTGTATGACGTGGCTAATGCGTTTTGGGTGGGGTTGAATAAATCCCTAAATCCTACTCCCCGTTGAATAGATTTAGGTTTGGTATGTGCCGATCTATTGCCACAGCCTCTCGCATGTGCGTGTATCGAGACAGCCCGGTTCCATCAATCGAATCTGCCCCTATCTTATCGAAGTATTCAAACCGACTTGGGGAATTGACCCGGCCAGCGTTGTCCTACCCAATTTTTGCTCATGATCCAGGCGGCACATTTGGAGATATTCGATGCCGCATTCGATAGCTAGTCGAGCTTCCAGAATATCTGTGGGTGACACTGTATGGTTGGTTTCTGGTTTCATCTTACTTTTCGGATTGATCTGAACAAGGCGTTGTATCCGGTGGCGCTTGAGCCTTAGCCTTTCTCGCTTGTCGTCGTTTCCATCTCCATACATCATCCCTTATCAGCTCATCCGTTTGTGGCAGATAGGTGTAAGAATCACCCTGAAACTTCAATCCTCCATAATGGCGGGCTATTGAGAATTGCGTTTGGCTTATATTGGTCATGCCGTATGGAGTGCGCTTGTGCAGTCCGCATAAATCAAGTCCTTCCAGTTCGCTCATTTAGCAGCCTCTCTCAACTTCTTAATCAGTTCCGGCACAATTGCAGAAACAGGCTTGCAGCTCACCGTTGGCCCAGTCGCATCTGCCACCTGTGGCCGGAACACCTTGATAACGCTTTGGCGATTGGTTTTGGGTGGGTTGTTACGGGCTATGGCTTTCGATTCGGCTAGTTCCTGTTCAAAGACATCCAACCCCCAGATGAGCCGGGTAAATCCCATCAAAGCTGGATATCTTCCTTTATGCTTTATCTCGTGTCTAAGCCGGTTCAGCACTAAGCGAAGATCATCAGCGGTATAGCCTTCTTTAATAAACTCATACCATGCCCTTTCCCGGTCTTCATTGAAGCGCAGGTCAAAGCCCGATAGTTGGCAGTAGAGCTTGTGCAGGGTGGGGATGTCAGATGGTGTAATGGCTTTTTGTTCTAACTTTCTCGCGCAGCGTAGCCACACAAAGGTAGAAGCTTCTCCTTTTCTGGGCTCGGCTTGACCATATATTCGGCATAGGTGATTAACGTAGATAGCATGTCCACCGTTCCTTTCCAAAGTTCTGGATTGATAATGTGAGGTTTCATTTAAGCAGTATTTTATCTCGGATCTGTTTAGCTTCTATGACATCAAACGGGTTGTAAAACTGCGGAGTATCAGCAGCAAGTTTAGCCAATATGAGGCGTTCTTGATTCCATATATCAATCAAATCATTGCGTTCAGCAATTTGCTTTCTCAATTTTCTCACCATCGCTTCTGCACCAGTCAGTGATTTGGCCCTGTAAGGTTTCATTCAATGGTATTCATTTGACTTGGTTATGGAGTGCTATCAGCTTGCACACAACAGCCGCATTGATGGTTGCACCAACGCAAGCAAATACTGCTCCCCAATTACCATTTTCCATGTTGGCTAATGCGCCGAGTGCGTAGACCACAACGCAGACTATCCAAATGATGATCGGATTACCTTTCATTCATGCACCTCTTTTTGGGGGCGTAACACATTTTGGACATTGAATAGTTTTACGTGTCGGTTTTCGTTTGCTCGTGACCCATATATCGTGACCGCAAGCGAGCTGGCAGCACCATCGCCACTGATTGAGAGGTGATTGTTTTACGCTGATGACGGTCGTTACCGCGAACTGTTTTAGGTGTTTCATGAGATGGTTTTACTGCTACAGAAATAAAATTGCAAATTCTTTTTGACAGAATCTAATCTTTTTGTTTAATCTACATACAGATGAACAACAGCATTACAGTCCAATTATCGGATGATCTATTTAACGCGGTCTGCGTCTTATCTAAGAATACCGGGATGACCAAGGCTTACATCGTTAGGAATTGTGTCATGCGAGAGTTGGAGAATTTTGCATCTGATTTAAGCCCTCTTCAGTCAAGAGAGTTAATTCCTGCTCCGACAGGAAATACTAAGAAGTCCAAATGAGCGCAACCCAGGTCATCATTCTCTCCGTGGGCCTATTCCTCGCCTCACTCAGCGCCCTGGTCTACATAATCCGGCGCTTCAAAACCCGGTGGTTCCGGTGTGATGAATGTGGAATTTATTTCAGCACCTCTGGCTGCTGGAGCAGTCAGGCACCGGAGCAATTCCAGGATGGATTGCTCTGTGACATCTGCCTGAATGAGTCAATCGAGCGAGAACAAAAAAAATCATGAAATACCGATATGGAACTACGATCCATCATTCCGGGCATGGTGGTCTTTGCCAAGAAGAGAACCCGCTGGCATGAAGCCAGGGTTGTGGCGACGTATAAACAGCCGCCAGCCATCAGGATCAAGTTCGGGATTGGCGATGAATGGATAGTAAAACCGGAAGAAGTTCTGACCTTGGGAGAGAAGGAGCTGGCCGAGAAGGCCGAGAGAAACGCACAAGCACAATAAACCAAAGAAGGAGATGTAATGAACACCCAATTACCAGATGTTATCAGGCCAGCACCTACAGTCGCGGACATGCTTCAGGCCATTTTGTCTAGCGGCATAAATTCAGAACACGCGGTTGGCGCTGTCTCCGAACTGACGAAGCTTTGGAAGCAAACGCAGGAATGGGATGCAGAGAAGGAGTTCGTTCGTGCGTTCGTGCAAATGCAGCCAGAAATGAAACAAGTGCAGGCGACGAAGGCGGTCAAGGCCAAGGACGGGAGCGTGAAGTTTATGGTGGCACCACCGGAAGAGATCGACGCGCAAGCACGCCCAATCTATCAGAAATACGGATTTGCCGTATCGTTTGCTGAGGGCAAGAGTGAACCCGGTAAGATAACCAAGATCTGTCGGCTTCAGCATGTCGGGGGGCATTGCAGGGAAAACCAATACACTTGCAGAATTGGTGCAGGACCTCCAAACGCAACAGAGTCTCAGGCTGATGGATCGGCCCACTCCTACGCCAAAAGAGGCGCTTACTGTGATGCCCTTAACATCGTAATCGCACATCAGGAATTGGATGCGCGTGCAGAGGGTGGAACCATTACAAAGGAGCAGGCCGATGAGTTGGCGCGGCGCGTGGCTGAGACCATATCGGGCGTGCTTAAATCCTGCGGTGATCTGTTTTTTACTGAGCCAGACGGCGAGCCCGGCCAGCGGATTCGCCGGGTGCGCAAGTTGGTACAGGTCGAGCCAAAAGCGCAAGGGCAATGAGACCCAATCTCCTTCCGGTAAGCACATGCCCAACCTGCGGGTATAAGATGGATTGTGCCAGTTGTTACTACGACGAGAAGGCCAGGCCCAGGCCTGGAGATTATTCAGTCTGCATGAAGTGTGGCGAGATCCAGAGATTTACCGAGGCACTGACCTTGCGCGCCGCAGAGCTAAATGACTTTATTGGGTTGGACAAAGAAACCAATGAACATTTAACCAAGGTGCAAACCCTGGTCCGAAGAGAGAGGGTACTTGGATAAACTTTCCGCCCGTTCGAGCCCTTGGTTTGTTGCACCTTATGCGGACCACGGGAATAGCGGAAACCCTGGCGCCCGTATTCGGGTTAGCCGGGGAGAAATTGAAAGTCAACAATAGGGAGATGCAATGAATATCAATCAAATCAAACAATCGAACTTCCTGAAAAAGGAGGATGTTGGCGGCGGGGTGCTGGTCACAATCAAGGGAGACGTTTTTCAGGAAAATGTGGCGATGGAAGGTGCTCCGCCGGAGCTGAAGTACTGCCTGCATTTTGACGGCCTAGAGAAGCCGATGGTTTTGAACTCAATCAATGCCCAGTTGATTGCTCAGATAACTGGCAGCGAAGAAACCAGCACATGGAACGGCCATAAAGTGGTGCTGTACACAGATCCATCTGTTTCCTTTGGTGGTAAGCTGGTTGGTGGTATCAGGGTTAGGGCGCCACGCGGAATCGCGGCAGCAAAGCCAGCACCAGCACCTGTGAATCAAGCTGCTACTGGCATCAACAATCCCGCGTTGAGAGCGGCTGCGGCGGCACCAAGGCCGGCTCCGTTACCGGAACCAGAACTGCCACCACAGGAAGAAGACGATCAAGTTCCTTTTTAGACTATTGACTTTTTGGAATACCATTTTAGACTCTGTGGATGGACAAACAATGCTTTAAGTGCAATAAGATCAAATCCATTGATGAATTCTACCTGCATCCACAAATGGGAGACGGACATCTCGGAAAATGCAAGGCATGTGCTTGCAGAGACGCATCAGTACGGGCTCATGAACTTGCCGGAGATCCCAAATGGGTTGCTAAAGAGCGAGCTAGAAACAGAAAAAAACAAGCACGTTACCGCCAGCTTGGAATAGCTGCTAAGACAACCACCGAGGCCAGAAGACGGTGGATGATTAGAAACAAAGAAAAGGTGAAAGCTCATCAAATATCAAGCCGCGCTTTGAAGAAAGGGCTTATCAGGAAATCCAAATCCTGCAATAGGTGCGGGGCCATTGGGGTTAAGATAGAAAAACACCACGCGGATTACAGCAAGCCCCTGGCCGTCGAATGGCTTTGCGTTCCTTGTCACGGTAAAACGAGACACAAAAGTTCCTACGAAGACGTTCCAGTCCCATGACACGCATATTCCTCGACTTAGAAACACAAGCCCTACCCCAGGACCAGCTCCAGAAATTCATGCCCAAGGATGATGAATGGCCTTTGGGCAATGCCAGAAAGCCCGATACGGTGGCCAGGATCATCGAAGAAAAGAAAGCTGAATGGATTGATCAAGCTGCTCTCTCAGCCATCACTGGCCAGATCATCGCCGTGGCTGTTGGCGTGGGGGAAAACCTGCCGCCGATCTGTCATGTGGGGGAAGAACTACACTTGATCAACTTGGCACTCGCTCATCTGGAAACCATCACACCTTGTTATACCTGGAATGGTTCGGTATTTGATCTGCCTTTCCTCTGCCAACGTGCTGCTGTGTATGGCATACCGGCTTTTAACCGGCTGACAACAATGTTCCGGGGTCGGCGCTATTGGAACGAAAATCTGATTGACGGCAAGCAAGTCTGGTCAATGTACAGCTCGGATCATCGCGGCACGAGCTTGGCTAAGGTTGCGTTGGCGCTAGGCGTTGGCGAGAAGAACGGCAATGGCAAAGCGTTCTCAGAACTGCTCAAGACTGATCGAGACCGTGCTATTGAGTACGCCAAGAACGATGTGGTTCTGCTCCGAAAGATTGTTCAGGCTATGGGGATATGAGCACAACACCAGACCATCCCGGTTACATCATTGATATGTTCGATGGCAGCGTCTGGATTACACAGGATGGCAAGGTCACGACTGAGTGGAGCGAGCGCGGGATCTGGCCGACGCTGGAAGCTGCTCAGGAAATGGTGGAGAGGATAATGGGGCCTGAAGTTGAATGAAACAGCAATTACTCATCTCAGTCCAATCAACAGCTAAAAGCTCGCGTTCCGAGGCGAACCTTAAATTAAGAGAGTTCAAGGCTGTTCACGGCATTAAAACCTATCGCAGTCCGAACCTCAGACGTGAGGATCTGCCCTGGATTGCGCTCATGGCCTACCCGGAGGATTTGCTTAAAGACATCGGAACAATCATGGCCGAGTCGTTCTGTCTCTACAAGGAGTCTGATCGCCTTAGGTATGGGACCAGTGAGTTGGTGGCGATTCGGAATCTCTGTGAGCAGATGAAGATAAAAGGGCCATGAACCATGCCCCGCTGGACCAAGGAAGAACTTCAAGATTATGAGCGGAGACAAAATCGTGCTTCAGGTGAAAGGATTAGGTCATGTGCCGTCATTCAAGAACACAAAGATGATGACGCGGGGAAGACTCATCACAGATCCAGCAAAGCAAAAGTGGATGGATCGGTGCATCCAAAGTTTCGTCTCTCAGTTGTGCTCTTTGTCTCAGACCGAAGGAAGCGTGATGCGGACGGAGCGCTGTCAACAATATGCGATGTCCTTGTTAGCTCAATTCGACGATTCGCTAGACTGGATTTGCGAGATAAAAATAGTCGCTCATCCCAGAATAGTGGCCAAGGGAACTGAAGGCGCAATCGTGATACTGGAAGAGATATGAAGATCTTCACCCGCATCTCCAAGCATGATTGTGCGGTCATTGTGGCTGCAACCGATGCGCTAGCGGCTGAGATGGCCAAGACCTATGGGCTAATACCCAAGAGAGTGCGGGCAAACTATCTAACGCTGGCTCACACTTTGAGCATCATACGCAGGAAGTTTACCAAGTACCAATGAACGAAACCATCCAAATCCTTCACAAGATCTACTGTCAGTTCTCCGGCTGTGACATCTCTATGGGGTTTGGCCGTGAGCGAGACTGGCAGATGTTTATCAAAGCCGGGTTTGATGAGGAAGATTTGCGGCTAGTTCTGATCTATCTGAGTCGGGGAATAGCGACTGGCAAAAGAAATCCTGGTTGCGTGAAATTCTCGAATGTGGTTCAGAATTTGGATTACTTTGAAGAAGACTTGGCCTTAGCCCGGGCCTACGTGTGCAATAACCAACCCAAGACAAACCGACAAGCCGTCATCAAGATGTTCATGCCCGAGGCTGAACCGGAACATTCGCCTGACAGTTGCAAGCTGGCAGGAGATGTTATGGCGAAGCTTTTGGCTGAGATGAGGAAGGAAGCAAAATGACTGACGCTGCATCGACTGGTTAGACGGCATGAACCACGGAATTGTAAATCGAATCTCGGAACTGCTCGCTTCTGACGGCCCTAGCGGTGCGAAGACGTTGGCTGCAAAGATCGAACCGCCGGTCAACTGGACCGAGGATCGGCTGCTCCGTAACATCGGCAGTCTGTTGCCGCAGTACGCTGGAAGACGATGGCGGAAAATCAAGCGCGGTCTCTATGCCGTCCAACGACCCAAGCTCAGCGACCCGGCTGAGTGAGGGCCACAACTGAAACAAGAGCGTAACAGCCGGGTTCGCTG